GATCTTTACAAAAAAATCTAATTGTTTTTATTTGATATTCTACACAAAAACTATTATTATAACAAATAATATAAAATTCTAGTATATTATTATTATCCATAGTAGTATCCATAGTAGTATCCATAGTAGTATCCATAGTAGTATCCATAGTATTATCTATAGTATTATCTATAGTATTATCAGTAGTATTATCAGTAGTATTATTTATTATAATTATGTTTGATAATAAAATTCAATTAAAAACGAGTAAAATATCATATATATAATAATTCTATAATTTTATTATTTAATGTATCATAAATTTGTGTCCATTCAGGATATATATCAATTATATTATCATGATTATAACTATTTATAAAATTAACCCATGGATAAGGCATATATATATAATTCTTATCTTTATTTTTCTGAAAATAGCTTCCAATTAAACTTAATGATGAATTAGAACATATTCCACCTTTACAAGAAGACATTATATATAAAGTATCTAATTCATCATTTTCTTTATCTTGTATAATATATTCTATATTTTTTGGAAAATTATTAACATAATTATCTAGATTAATTCCATATTCATTAGTACATATTATAAATCTAGCATTATTATTTAATTTTTTTATTTTATTAATACAATAAGTATAATATTCACTTAATTTTATATTATATAAATTATTATTTACATAATCTCCTAATCTAATATGAATAAAATATGTATTATTAAAATTATCTAATTTATCAATATATTTTGACATAGAATTAGTAGGATTAATAAAACAATTAAATATTTCTGGAAAATATTTTAAATTTATAAAATAACCTTTAAGTAGTATATTATCTATTGTAGATATAGTATCATTATATATTGAATTATATTTAAATGCATAATCTACTGTTTCATTAATTTTATAATATTTATTTGTACATAAACTATCAACTATTTTAATATCTGGAAATAATATATTTATAACATTAATAGTTTTTTCAAATGTTTGATGTGTATTTTGTATTATATGATTTTTTGATAATATTAAATTTTTATTATATTTTTCACAATATCCTAATGCTGTTCCTATTTGAAATAATTGATTACCTAAACCACCTTGTAATTCAATTATTAGATAATTATTATCAATATTATTAAAAATTTTTATATCTCTTTCACGATCAGAATTATGATTATGATATGATATTTTATCAATATCAGTTTCTGTATCACTATATAAATTATAATCATATGGAAAAACATTATTTGAATTTAAATTTAATCCAATCATAATATCTTCGCATTCATGCATTATTATATTTTTATTTTCAATCATATTTTTAAAAATATCTAATGAATTTTTATTAAGATAATATAATGGTCCACCACAATATTTTACTATAGGAATATTAATTTCTTTTTGTAGTTTTATTTCAAAATGAGTTTTTGTTTTTGTAAAACAACTAAATCTACCACAATAATCTATAGTATTAATAATATCTGAATTTATAAAAGTATTTAAATGATTAATATTTGGAATAATATCATCATCGCATTTAAAAATACCTTTTACATTTGGATATATAGTATTTATAGTTTTAATTAATTCTATAGTTTTATAATTTAAATTATCATAATCATCTTTAACATTTAAAATAATAAAATTATGTATAATTTTATAATTAGTTTTTATAGTAGTATCACCATAAATAATAAATATTTTACATTTTTTTAATTTATTTTTAAGTAAATTATAAATATTATTTGAATACGATAAATTTTTTTTACATGAATATATAATGAATATATAATCTGTATAATTAATATTTTCCATATTATCCATATTAGGCTTATTATAAAATATTTTAATTATAATATATATATTAAAATAATTATTTTAACTTAAAAAAAATTGAAAAAAAATTTAAAAACATGATTTATATAAATTTACAATTATTTAATATAGAATGTCAATCGATTTAGAAGCAATTTTAAACCAATCGGTAAATGATGAATATAATAGAATGAGTAATATACCAATAGGTAATGCCGAATCAAAAAATATTGATAATATTTTTAAAAATATACAAAATATTACAGAATGTTTAATTTGTTGTGAAGATAGTAAACCTTGTATTAAATGTCATCAATGTACAGCATATTATTGCAAAGTATGTTTAATTAAAATTGCATCAGATTTTAATAAATGTTCTACTTGCGGTGTTAATCTAAAAGAAAATTATAAAAAAATTAAAACTTATAATGAAGAATTACAAGATACTTTATTATTAGAAAAAGCTATTGCAAATTCATTAAACGACTACGTTCCAAATGGCAATGGCAATGGCAATAGCAATGGCAATGGCAATGGAAATGGCAATGGCAAAAATAGCAATACTAATAATTCTGAAACTATTTATAATGATAGTGACAGTGACGAAGACGATGATAAAAAACCTAAAACTAAACCTAAACCAACAAATAAAAATAAATTAAATCTGAAACCATCATTAATGAATATGTTTAAAAAAAAAAATCAATCTAAAAAATCTAATAATAATGATGATGATAATGAAAATAATGATGATAATGAAAATAATAAATATGATAAAAATAATAATATTAACATTATTGATAAAAATAGAGATTATATTAATGCTATACGTGAAGATAAAATATATAATATAAATTTTACAAGCTATGTTAATGAAATCTCTCCAAATAAGCCAAATTATACATTTGAATGGAATCATACAAATAAAACATTAACATTTTATTCATTATGTAATCAAAATAATGAGTATATAAATATTATTATTAATTATAATATTTTACAAGCAACATTTCAATCTGTATTATATCTTTGGTTAACTGAAATAGTTAAATTACCATTAAATAGTTTTAAAACAAAATGGAATAAGCTAGCCGATAAAATTAATAATATGTCATCCAGAACTGATAATATATCAAACCAAGAAATAAAAAAATTTACAAAAGAAATTGTAGCTATTTGCAAAAATTAGCATCAAACACAAACTTTTAACTTATTGTTTTTATATTTTTTTTATATTTTTTATATTTTTTTTAGATTTATGAATATAAAAATATAGGTATAATGAATATATCTTAAAAATAACCCATTTTAATCAATGCATTTTTACTACAATCTTGTTCGGCTTTTTTCATATCTTTACCTTTACCCTCACTTAAAACTTCTTTAGTATTAGGATTAAGTAAATTTACTGTTATAATAGTTTCGCCGCTTTTAGTAATATCACTTTTAACTACTTTGAATACAGGATTATATTTATTTACACGCTTAATCAATTTAATAATTTTATTTTTATAATTTCTATCATCTAGAATAAATGTTGTAATATCTAATTGACTCATTTCATCTTCAATTAAATTAATTAAAAATAATTCGGCTACTTGATAACCTGCACCAGAAATAAAAGAACTTAAAAAACCATGCTTATCATTATTAAAATCAAGATAAATTGCAGCAATAAAAGCCTCAAAAATATCACATAAAATTTTATCTTCTTCACGTGCATTTTGCATATCATCTAATGTTCTACCAATAATTAAATATTCATGCAATCCAATAACTTTTGCTAAGTGTCCTAATGTAATCCTATTTACCAAATTCATTTTCATAGATGAAAGAAATCCCTCTCGTTGGTCTGGATAACGTCTATAAAGATAACTTACAATGATATTTTCAATTACAGCATCTCCTAAAAATTCTAATCGCTCATAAGATCTTTCTCGTAATAAAACACAACCATCGGGATTTTTAACAATTTTTACATTATCGCGAGAACATACTTCCTTTATTTTACCTATAGTATAACTTTCATGAACCATTGCATCCTGATATAAATCTAAATTATTTATATTTTGAAAAATACCATATTTTTTTAATATATTTTGAACTGTATTTTTAGATGTCAATTTATTAACTTTATTAAAAGGATTAATATATCCAGATACCTTTTCATCTGGAGTTGGAACTAATTCAAAAGATACTTTATTGTAATTAGAAGATTGGCTTTCCATTTTTATAAAATATAAAATATAAAAATACAAAATATAATAAATTTTTTATTATAATAGAATAATATATTTTTAAATCAATTTTTATATTTATATAAATTTAGATATATAGTATTTTTTATTGTTTTATTCTAGATAATATTTTTTCTATAATTTCAATAATTGCATCTAGATTAAAATAAATTTTTTTATCTAGAAACATATTAAATTTTACAATTATTATGTTTATATCTTCTATTAACCATTTGCAACAATTGTTTAGTAGTATAATAGTTTTATCAGTTCCAATTATATTGCATAAGTTGGGATTACCTTTTATTTTATCATCATCTACATCTAAAACATCATCACTAATTTGAAACATATAACCTAAAATATTAGCCCATGTATTTAATTTTAGATAGATATCATTAAATTTTATATCATTAAATTTTATATCATTAAATTTTATATCATTAAATTTTATATCATTTGATAATTTATTTAATATTTCTAAATCATATTTATTTACCCATAATTGCAAAAGAAAACCAGAACATATTGAAAGATTAAATAAAGAACTAGTTTTTTTAATATTTAATTTGATATTATTTATTATTGGTATATATAAATCTGTATTCGCTAATTCTAAAAAATTTATAATTAATTCAATTTCATTTTGCAAATAAGCATTAATATTTTCAGTTTTAGAGGATATTGGTATGTCTGAATTTGGGGTTGGGTCTGGATTTGGAACTGGCTCTGGATTTGGGTCTGGCTCTGGATTTCGAACTGGCTCTGGATTTGGAACTGGCTCTATGTATGATTCTTGTTCTGGTTTACTATATGATAAATCATTATATTGTCCATCTATTAACATATTTGTATTTTTAATAAATATATAATTAATTTTATTTAGTATATCAAAATTTATATATGTAAGTGATTCTGGAATAGTATTTTTTTCAATATAATTATCTATTGCATTATCTACTAATAATCCTATACGATTAAACATATAATATATAAAAAAATTAGTATAGTCTATACCATATTTAGAATGAAATGATTGTTTTCCGCGGCGAAAAAGGTCATTATCCATTTCTGGCAAATCATCCAATACTAAACTTAAACAATGTATTTGTTCAATACATGATGCAACTGTATATATTATGTGCGTATATTCATCTTCTTTAGCTTCTTCCGTATCTAGACCACTAAATAAAATACATAATATAGGTCTTAATCTTTTACCATCTTTTAAAAAATATTCTACTTTATCTTGTATAGTATTTGGATATTCAAGTATTTGTTTTTTCATAATAAAATCATTTATTCTATTATAATAATTTTCCATTTTTTATGTTATATAGTTTTTTTATAAATTATATTTTAACTAATTGTAAATTATTTCTAATAAATAAAAATCTAATAATATAATAATAATTTCAAAATACTAATAAATACTAATAAATACTAATAAATACTAATAAATATTTAATTAAAAATGAATAATAATAATAATTATATTGAAAATAGCCCTGAAAATAAACCTGAAAATAAACCTGAAAATAATAATGTTAAAAATAATACTACTAAAAATTTAGGTAATGCAGTTGGAAAGCATATGAATGCATTAAATACTAAATCAGAGAGTATTAATACTAAATTAAGCAATAGTAATAATTCTAGTTTACTTAATAGTAGCAGTAGTAATAATAGTGATAATGATAATGATAATGATAATAGTCTAGAAGATGAAACTACAAAAAAAGTTAATCTTACTGGAACTGCTGCAACTGCAAATGCTATTGCAAATGCAGACCCAGAGCTAAATAATAAGCCAAACAATAATAAGCCAAAGCCAAATAATAATAAGCCAAAGCCAAATAATAATAAGCCAAAGCCAACCAATAATACAAAAAAAGCAATTAACAACATTGAAATACCTTTATCTAATTTAACAAAAAAGAATAATATCGATAATGAAACTATGAATAATACTAGTGAAACGGAAGAATTAGGTAAAAATGATATTACCTCAGTAGAAAGTCAAACCGACCCAAATTTAAAAACTAATCAAAATTCTGCTAATCGTATAAGTTTAAATCGTCTTTGTATGAATCTTTTAAATCATCAAATTGTAATGAAACTATATCATTTTCAAACGGAATTATATGGTGCTCATAAAGCAAGTGATGCATATATATCTAAATATGCAGATACTCTAGATAAATTTTTAGAAGTTGCACAGGGTATTTATGGTAAAATTACTCTAAAAAAATATTCATTATCGGGTACAGCTCATAATGATGAAAATATTATTAAGCATATTAATGGAATGATTACTTATTGGCGAACAAAGATTGACGATGTTCTAGGTGAATATACTGATTTAATTAATATTAGAGATGAATTAGTAGCAGATGCTGAACAATTAAAATATCTGTTGTCATTTAGATAGAATATCCAATACCAAAAAGCAAATACCTCTCTATATAGATGGATTAACTAATAATCCAAGAGATTTTAAATCATTTTCAAATTGTTTTCTATATGTTTCATCACCTGAAAATACATAATCAGGTGATTTATATTTTACTTTTCCATCTTTAATAGAATTATATTGAAATTCGCAACATTTACTATCTAATGAATTTGCTCCACAATTATAACAATTTGGCTCAATTTTGCCAAATTTTGTAAATCCAATAGGAACAACACCCATTGGCATTTCACATTGCCCAGATATCTTATCGCATTTGCCAAATTCATTAGGAAAATTTTTATTGGCTTTATAAAAAGGACAATCGCTATTAACTTGACAAGGTGCATCCCAAATACCATTTTGATTTATCTCTGGATGAAATGATTTACAAAATATTGGATTTTTATATTGTGGTAGTTCTTGACTAATACCATTAACTAGACCATAACATCGATGATTATTAAATTGTTGGTCTCTGGAAACATTCATAATTCTATCTTCCATTTTAGTAGTTAAACTACTTTTATCAAACATACTATTATCCATATCATTAGTTTCGGTAATATCAATATATTTTACATAAGGTGATTTATTTCTAACACTAGGGTCTCCAGAGGGCATTACATCAAATTTTGCAGTATCGCTAACTTGGTCTTTATAATAATAATCAATATCTGCTGTATTATCTATTCCAGATGCCATTCCATTTTCCATTCCATTTTCCATTCCATTTTCCATTCCATTTTCCATTCCATTTTCCATTTCATTTTTTGTTTTTTTATTTGCATGAAATTCTATTGTATTTGGTATAGGAATACCTATTAGTTCTAATTTATTAGTTTTAATAGTATAGTTATTATTTTTTGCTTTATTTTCTATTAAATCAATATCATAATATATAACAAATTGCTGATACTTATATTCTCTTGCAATTGTAATTGTAAATATAAAATTAGATAAAGGCGTATTACTTATCATATTTGATTTAATTATTTTAAAAAAATGATATGGGTTATATGGTGTATATAACTCATTTTTAATAATAATACTATTAAAAGCAGATATTAACTCTAATTTTATTCTGGTAAATAATTCTAAATCAGTATTATTAATTGCTCCAGAGTTAATAGCAATTAGTTTTTCACTATCTAGAATTTGGGTTTTTTTATCATTAGCAACAGGTATATAATCAAAACTATATTCTTGTAGTTTTATAAGTTTTATAATACTATACATTTGGTGATATGTAAGTTCATCCGTTATAGAAAAATTTTTTTGTGTTCTTACATTTCTTAATATATCAGTATCAATTGATTGCAAATCATTATCCGATAATTGATTTACAGGAATTGGTATTTGATATTGTATTTCAACAGGATTTTTTTCGATTTTTAAATCAGTAATATTATTTAATAATTTTGTGTCATCTATTGCTAAAAATGTATCATTAGTATTATTATTAGTATTATTTATAATTATAAATAATACTAGAAATAATAATAACAATATAATTATAGTATTTTTCATTTATAGTTATTTACTTATAATAATTATTAGAAATTAAAAAATAGAAAAATACAAATTATTGATAAAAATTATTGATAAAAATTATTATATATAAACATATTTAGATATGTATATATATCTATATATGTTTATATGTATCTATATGTATCTATATGTATCTATATGTATGTATATGTTTTTATATGTATCTATATAATTTTGATAAAAAATGAAACTTGAATTAATGGATAAAAATGTTTCTTTAACAATGAATGTTTTTCTAATAATAGCAAATATTATTAATGTCATATATAATATACCTCAAATGGTTAAAACTTATAAATGTAAATCAACAAAAGAGTTAAGTAGTTGGTTTTTATTTTTACGAGTTATTGCAAATATTATCTGGGTAGGGTATGCTATTGATGTTGATAGTATGATGATGCTAATAAATACTATTGTTACGGTGATTGCATCAATATTTATTAGCTATTACAAAGTAATAGAATTATATAAAGATTATACAAAAAATATAGAAAAACACAATCATACATTATTAGTTGAAACTGATTTAGAAATGGCAATTTTAGAGTAGATAAAGCCACCTATTCATAATCACCATAATCGGCTTCTATATAACCATAATCTTGATTTCCGCCGTCATCATCTTCCTCTGCATCAAAAACCATTCCCATACCATCCATACCCATTTCATCTTTATCTTCAAAATCTCTACCACCACCATCATCATCAATATCAACATCTTTTTCAACAATTTCGCCATCATAATTATCATCTTCATTATAATCTACATCATTATCAAAATCTAAGTCCATAATTGGATTATTATTGGAATTAAATCCATAATCTTTCGACAAATATTTAGCCAAATCGGCATATTTAAGTTTTTTAAGTTTATGCATTTGTAAAAATACCAATTGTCTTTCCGATTCATTGCCACTTTTAGCTAACCATTCAAATCCTTTTAAGTTTGATGTTCTCAATTTTTGGTCATGAGTAGATACAAGCGAGTTTATTTTTTTATTTGTTAATTCATCATATGTTAATTGATTTTCATTTATTTTATCAAGATAACTAAGTATAAATGCACCGATAATTTTATTATTTGTATTGTTATTTTTAATTTCAAAACTTTCTATTAATGTGTCTTCATCTTCATCAAAATTTGGCTCTAGACCTAAATTCATATCTCTATTCAAATCTTTTAATGATTCGTCAGGTTCCTCATTTAATCTAAAATTATAATCTATAAGTTCACCCTTTTGCAAATCTGATTCTTTTTTAACATCTAGTTCATTAAATAAATTTACTAGAGACATAATATTTAAATAATGTAGAATGCTAGATACCATTTCAGGATAAAATATTTTATATTTATGTTTACTTTTAATTAGTCTTGTAAAATTGTAAATTTTGCGCGTATTTATACTTATTGTATTAAATAATTTTGTATTTTCACCATATTGCAAAAATGTTTTATATTGTTGTCTAATATTTTCTTTATTTAATGGATTAGATAATTCGCCATTTTTAAGTTGATTTATTACATCATTAAGAAATTTTATTGTATGTTGTATATGTTTTTCTTTTGTATTATATCTATACAAATTTATATTTTTTATATATTCTGGATCATTTTCATCCATATTATTTTTATATTCTTCAAAATGCTTAGTATAATTTCCAATATTACTCATTATTTTTGAATACTTATTAATATTTTTATCGGTAATGGTAATTTTTGCAACTAATGAATTTAATTCAGTTGCTATTTGCGAATTTAAATCGGATATATGCATATTAATATCAAATATGTCAGATTTCTTAGTAGATGTAGTGGTAGGAGTAGTATTAAATATTTTATTAATAGATTCTTTAATTTTTGTAATATAATCTTTTATATAAGTCATACTATCAAGTTTAGGGCATTTTTCAATAAGTTCATCAAGCATTTTAATTTCTATTGTATCAATATTAATATCATCTTCATCTAGTTTAATTACTTGTTGATTTTTAGCACTAATTATGCTTTCAATTCTTTTATAATCTTGAATTGTGTATGTTTTAGCTTCAATATCGCTTTTGTTTTCATTTGACAATATACATCTATTATATTTATCATATATATGTATTTTACCTTTATATATTCCACTATCAATATATTTTAAATAAATATTTTTTATTTCTTCTGGCGAAACATTTAAATTTAGCTTAAGAATTGTTTGTGATGGTTTAAATAATGGATTATAAATAATATTTAAATGCGGATATACCTTTTTAGAATTTAATATTTTAATAATATTATTAACATCGCTAAAATCTTTAATATTTGTATTTATATCATTATTATTTTTCTTATACGAATCCATAACTTTATAATACGTTGATTCATTATATGATTCTAGACAACAATAATTAATTTGTTCTTTATTATTTGATTTTTCCGAATTGGCAATAATTTTATTAATATTATTCATCAAGCATAATGAATAATACACGCAATTTTCCTTCCCTACTTCTAACATACGATTATAAGTTTTATGAGATACTTCTTTTAAATTTGCCGTATTTAACAATTTTTCTGGAGACCAATTTAAATTTATATTCTGCAATCTAGGGGTAAATTGTTTCCAAAAGTTTGATTCATATAAATAAAAAGAGGTCATTATATCAATATCTTCTGCCTTATTATTTAGTGCATTATAAATTTTCTCTTTTACTAGACTATCATCATCTACCTGTAATTTTACTCTATCTATAAAAAATTGCCTTTGTAAGTCAGTTAAGTTTATATATTCTGGTAATATAGCAATTTGAGTAAATATACACATTATAAAATTAATTCCATCCATTGCACCACTATTATTAATATCACTAATAAGTGGATACCCAATAATATTATTTGATACACAATCAGTATTTGATACTGTATATAAATTTGGACTAGTTTGTAGCATTATTAAAAATCTTGCACCTATATCTGAAATGAGGTATTTTATAAAATTTTTATCGACTAATTTATTAATTGTTGAAATGTCAATTTTACCAACTTTTGCAATAATGGCATCTTTAATACGTGTTTTCGTTTCAAATTGATATGTTTTTAGAAAGTTTACCATTTCAATTTCATCTTTTACACTTAACATATCAATTCCTGATAAACTTTTCATAAGTTTAAATATATTTAGACGTTGTATAAGTTCTTCTTTTTTCTGTGTATTATCGCCATCAAATAGTTTATTAATCATTTTATTAAGATATTCTTTTTGCTTGTCAATATATGGTATATTTTCGGATAGTTCGCGTGTATTATTGCGCCCACCATCTTCACCTTTTGCAAAATCATCAATATCTAAAATATCAGTTGTATCTATAAATTCATTACAACCATCAACACTACAGTAGTATGTTCCATTTTTTTCAACTCCAAAAATATCTGTAATATGTTTATAATCTATAGGTATTTCATTTTCTAAATAACTAACACCTAATCTATAATGATTGCAAAGTAATTCTTGATTGCAAATATTACAAAATGTATAATTTTTATCCCGCAATTCGCTATGAAAATTTTCATAATCGGTTTTATAAGTTGCTTCTGTATTTAAAAATTTATTTAGTATAATTCTGGCAAACTGGTAGCGTTCATTATCATTTTTAATATTGTAAAAATACTTTACTACATCATAATGAATGCAGGGTTTATTTGAAAATTTGAGTTGCGAATTAATTTCATCTAATTTTTTTTCGGCATCTTCTTTTGATTTCCAATATTGTTTCATACTATTAACTTTATTAATTAGGGCTAATCTATCAACTACAATTTCTTTATTGGTATTTGCTAATAATACTGGTATATGTTTTATATAATCAATCTCTTTTTGCAAATTATTGATATGCAAATCCATTTCTAATTTCTGTTTAGTTATATCAAATTCATCATTGATTTCGCATTTTATATCTTCAATATTAAATAGGCATTTATTGGCATCATCTAATTTGATTTCTGGATTTGCGAGGCATTTATTTTTCTTATCTTGAATTAATTTATAAAGAACGCCCATATTTTCTTTAATCCACATATCAATATTTCCTATTAATTCGCGTTTATATAATTGTTTACTATTTTCAACATCTACTAAAGCATAATCTCCTATCATAATTACATTACCATCACTATCTACTGCAACTTTACCATTATCCGTTTCTAATCTGGCTAAACTAGGATATTTAATTACATTGGGACCAGATAGTTTACAGGTATTATTTTGGAATGTATTTTGCATTTGCAAATTATTTGGATTTGTCATTTGCATTTGCAAATTATTTGGATTTATCATTGCGTGTTTTTCTTTTAATATTGCCATTTCAGTTTCTAGATTTTCTAAATTATGCGATTCTTGATACATTTTTAAATAATTTATAAAAAGTGTTTTGAAAAAATATTTACCATTGTCAAAACTTTTCATAATCCATTTAAGCCTAATATCATCCGAATCTATACTAATATCTTTATTATCATATTCATCATAATAGAATTTTGAAATATCTTGTAATATTTCATCTGTTATATATTTAAACTTAGATTCTGTATTATTTTTGCCTTTACTATCAATCTTGTTCTTGTCTTTACTATCAATCTTGTTCTTGTCTTTCATATCTTTCATATCTTTCTTATATTCTTCAAATTTATGATTTAATTCTTCATTAATAGATTTATAAATATTTACGGTTTCTTCGTGTGTATCTAGTAATTTATTATACATATCAAGTGCAATATTTTGATAATCATATTCGAATTTATCCAATATATTATAAATATTTTCAAAATTGTTATTATTTGATTTATTTAAATATAGTTTAATCATATCATCTATAGATGGAATAATTTTTTCTATATGTATATCGAGTTCATTCCATTTAAATCCTTCCTGTGGTAATAGATATAATATAAATTTATCAGGATTATCTGTTATTGAGTGAGAAATATTTTTATCTTTGGCATCTTCATCTTTGGTATCTTCATCTTTGGCATCTTCATCATCCTTTTCATCATCTGTATCCTCTTCATCCATTAGTTCTGGATTTATGTCATCAATATTAATTGTAATTACTTCATTATGTGTTTTTTGCGATTTATATAAATTAGATAGTATATTTTCATTATTAAAATAATTAATTGGCGGTCTAACATATCCAATAATATTAATTGTATCTCCTCTATAATAGGTTTTAAATAATGGTTTATTATAAATAATATTTTTATCTGGTTTATTATTTTCTTCATCATCAATAAAATTTTTATATTTTTTGTCTAGACTAGTTTCATTTTCCATATTATTTCCAGTTTCATTGCCCATATTATTCCCCATATTATTTCCCATATTATTTCCAATATCATTGCCAGTTTCATTTTCCATATCATTTTCCTCTTCATCAATAAATCTACCCATTGGTCCAAGATTTACTTGATAATCAAAATTCATTGGATTCAAGGAATAAGATTGACATTTCATAGGTTTATCACAGTATTTAATTGTTAAAGTATCCTGAAATAATTGCGAATAATCATCTGCAGGTATTTCACTACCTAATCTAAATAATATTCCAATATTATTTGATTGTGATATAGATGTAGGATTCAATGCTGATATGATATTGTTTGTATAAGAATCATTATTAATAGTATTATTTTTTTTATCTTGTAAATATATAAAATTTTTAATATTGGTATAATAATCATCAATTATTTCGTGTGTTTGCAAGTCATATTCATCTTTTTGTCCAATTTTAGATTTATCTAGATATATTTTTTTTCTATTAATAACTAATGGAATTAGAAATTTATTTGTAAAATCGCCCTTAATATATTTAGATACTAATGGTTTATAATCTTGTGGTTTAAATATAACATTGTTATCTTCTCCAGTTAATTTATGTTTTAATAAACTGATTATATTAATGTGTTTTGTAATATTATTTATAATTGTGTCATTTTTTTTTTCTAATTCCGTAAGATTCTGTATTTTATACCTGTAAATATCACCCTTTTGTATATTTTCAGGTATTATTCTTTCTAAATCACTTATTTCAACTCTTTTTACTTTTTCAAAAGTATCTAGATCTTCAATTTGGTCTTCTTCTATTATTTCTACAAAGTCTTCATCATCGTAATCAGTTTCTATATCAGACTCTACATCAGACTCTACATTAGAATTTAGAATATCTGGATTATCTGTTTGCCCTTGCCCTTTACCTTTTCCCTTTTTCGTTGAAATACCATTAAATAAATCTGATATTTCATAATCTTTATAATCTAGTATTTCTGATATTGATTGGTCTTCTAATTCATCATCATTATTTATATCATTATCATCAATATTTTGAATAGTTTCTAGAGAATTCTTTTTAATAGAATATGATTTACTAAAATATTTAGAAATAGATTTTTCTTCTTTTTCAATATCTTCAAGTTCTTTATCATTAATACCATTAATACCTCCTCCAGTTTGATAGTCCTCGTCGGTATTAGCAACTGCACTGGAATTGGCAATACTATTATCAATATCACTACCATATACTATTTCATTATCATAATTAACCATTTGCATTATATTGCCTCTGGAATCCTTACCACCAACCATAAGCTTATCTCCCAGTTTTTGCGCCATAGAATTAGTTATTAGGGAGGGTTCTATTATAAATGAATCTGTTTTTGGATTATATGTCATATTTTGATATGCTTCTGGAAATATTACTTTACAAGTTTTTGGCAATACTCGTATTTTTTCACCATTATATTCCATTAAAGTTGTAAGTGAATCTTGTTCTTTTAGAGTATTAAAATTTTCCAATATTATATCATTCAGTTTAGGTTCTGCATCATCATCAATTATTGGTGTAATTCTACTAACACCGCCAAAAGTTGGTATTTCTTGATTTTTATAAAACAGAAAATACATATTATTACCTAAATTATTACTATCAAGGCTACTAGATGGCAAATTTATCCAGATACCGTTTTCATTTTTTTCAATAATATCTAATGTTTTGCCATCTAAATGTGAATATGTTGATTTGTGTGGAGTATTAATAAATATACGTTGTCCAGACACTAATCTGCTATGCAAATCCATTAATTGAATATCTCTTTCAGGAAGGTCAATATGAGGTTGATATTCTGGAATACCTAAAGGAAATGCAAAATCCATAAGAGGTTTAAGCATTGTTTTTTCGGTAGGTGTTAAATTATAAGTTCGATAATGTTTTAATAATGCGCTTTTTAGATTTGAATATTGATGTTCATTTATTATACCAACTTTTGCAATATGCGGATGAAGTTGAAATCTACTAAATATTGGATTAGTATTTTTATCTAATCTGAAAACTATTATTTTTTTGGGTTCTGTTTGTTGTAATACTGCAACTAATACACCATATAGTTTATTATTTGCAGTATTTATTAATATACTACCAGCATTAAATTCTGTCATTTATTTTATTTGTCTTTATTATTATTAGATATTTGTTTATTACAATTATTTATTACAATTATTTATTACAATTATTTATTACAATTATTTATTACTAATATTTAATAACAAATACTATTTTAAATATAAGATAATATTTGCAAAGTTTAATCCTATATTTTATATTAGTTAATAATATAGCAAATAAATATTATTAAATAATAAATATTAAATATGGAAAACTCTTATAACTGGATATACACTAAATCCAATGATAATATTTATATTCTATTATTAGTTATTATCATTTTAGGATTTATAATATTAGATTTTGGACTATGGAAAAAGAAAACTGATAGATTTTATGATGTTCAAAATAATATAACAACTACAACTAAGCCCCCACAAACTACAAAATTTCAACCAGATATGGAAGACAATCTAATGAATTCTAGTTTTTATATTAGCAAAGAAGAATTAGAGCGTAGAAATGCATGGGCTCAATTAGATGGTGATGAGGAATCATTAGAAAATACAACAGGCTTAGGTTCTGGAAGATCTACTGGTCCAATAAATTTTAGAAATGATATCTTACAATTTGATAGTACACTTTATAATAATAGCAATTCATCAGTTAATCCAGTTAATTATGCAACAATTGGAGATTATGCAACTCTAGATACATTAGGAAAATCATTAACTGATACATTAGGTGGTATTAAATCCGATTTAGGATATACTATTTTAGATGAACAATTAGGAACTTTTAATAGTTTTAATAATAATAATAATAATAATACTTATGATAATACTTTAGATTATAAAACAGGTATGAATCCATCAACAGTAGATGGTTCATCATTTGGATTGTTATCTAATGGTCGTAGTGGCGGGAATAGATTATATCAAGATAATAAACCTGTATTCTTACAAAAAGATTTTCAAGGTGTTGCAAATATATTTGCCCCTAATATTATTATATCAAATCCACCATTAACAAGTGATGGTATTCCTGATATATCTTTTCAAATGTAAGTATTTTTGATTATAAATATTTCAGAATATATATTTTTTCAGAATATGTAAATATTTTTGATTAGCTAGATAAAAAAATATATATAAATAATAATAGATAAATAATAAAAAATTGCAAAAAATTGCAAAAAATTGTAAAAAATGAATAATTCAAAAATGAATAATGCTAATAATCAATTACCAAGAAAATCAACATATAGTTCAACAACATTTATGATTATTATAGGTTGTTTATCACTTATATTTATAATCATTTATCTTTATAATAGTTATAAATCTGCAAAACTATTAATAACTAGTGCTACGTTACCATATACAATATGTCCCGATTATTGGGATTCTGTTGGTAATGGAAGATGTCAAAATACCAATTCATTAGGCAGTTGTAGTAAAGATGCAGGTGCAAATATAATGGATTTTAGTGGTGAAGTATTTACTAATATGAATACTGGAAATTATGCTAAGTGTAAATGGGCTAATGCTTGTAATGTTTCATGGAATAATATAGATAGATTATGCTAATAGAATATGTTAATAAATATGCATAATCTTTGTTTTTATATTTTTAATTTTTTAAATCTTTTTTATCTTTTTTCGTAAAATTGCAAAAAATTGAAAAAATTATTTATGTTAAATTTTAATTACATATACATACATACATACATACATACATACATACATAGATTATGCTAATAAATGGCAGAATATCTGTTATTTGATGAGACTCTGTTGCCTCTACCTAATGGTGTTAGTGTATCCGCATCTCAAACTTGTCAGTGTGGAAATGGTGAAGGAACTACATTTAATTACTTTGCAAATTTTCATTGTAAAGGACAAAAAGTCGAAGTAGCTTTAACCTATTACATTAAGTCGGAAACTCGTGTTTTCAAAAATGCAATAGTAAATTGCAAAATATTTTCTACTCTGGAAGAAGCCAGAACTTATATTACTACTTATTTTGAATAAGTAGAAAAATATAAAAATTGAAAACTATATTTTTTTATATTTTTTTTTATTACATTTTATTAAATTTAAAAATTGAAATTATATTTAAAATTAAAGATATAATAAAATTATAATTTGAGTATATTTTTAATATAAAGTAGTTATATTTATATAAATAATAGTAAAATTAATTATAATTAAAATTTAAAAATAAAAACTTATAAGAAATTATTAGTAATAAATTATATAAAAATAGAATAAATACTAAATTTATAATTTTATATAAATTATTAAATTATTTATAAGTATTTATAAGTATTTACAAGTATTTACAATTATTACAATGCAGCATACCAAAGCACATGCGTTATTAAGTGCATTTAGAGCATCAGGTGAAGATTCTAAGAAAAATGTATTATCTCAACCCGGAACTCAATGTAAACCGGGTAAGTGGCTTGTTCCAGATGAAAAATATATTGAATTTTTATCAATAATAAATACAGAATTAGACTTAGATCCAACTAAAAAAATGCATTTCTTAGAAATACCAAATGATAAATTTAATCAAGTCAAACTAGATTTAGATTTACGTTTCAAAGCTACAGAGGAAGAAATTAATACTCGTGTAAATATAAAAAGAAGATATACAGAAAAATTTATTGATGTTCTTATTAAATCTATTGTTGATAATATCAAAGAAGTTATAGAAATTAAATCAAATTATAATATTTATGTTCAAGAGAAATCTGAACCTCGTATAAGTAATGAAAATTATATTAAAGATGGATTACATATTATTATTCCAGAGATAGTTATGTCAAATACAGCATTATTTTATCTACGTGATAAAATTGTAGAATGTGAAGAATTAAACAATATGATTAAAGAAATTGACAATATTAGTATAATAAATGATGTAATTGATAAAAGAATAATTTATCCCAACGCATGGTATATTTATGGTTGTGGAAAACCAGAAGATAATGGAAAATACTACAAAGTTACAAAAACATATAAAATCATTAAAAAAGGTGATGAATACTTAATAAAAAATATGGAATCTAATAAATCTCTTTTAGATTATATTAAATTATTTTCAAATTTTGGAAAAATTCCAAATGCCAATTATTTAATCGATTTTGAAGAAGAAGAAATTACAACAAAATATAAATATAGCAAAGAAACAACATTTGGTAGAAAAGAAAAAATCAATCTACTACTTAAATATACACACAATCAAACAAATTTTCGCAGGATTACATCTTTGACAATAACAGAAACAAAACCGTTTTTAAATTGTTTGAAAATTGAGAGGGCAAATGATTATAATGATTGGAAGCGAATAGGTATATGTCTTTATAATATGGATGATAGAAATTATGATATGTGGCGTTCATGGAGTTCACAATCACCAAAATATAATGAAGATGCATGTTTTAAAGCATGGTATAACGAATTTCCAAAATGTTGCAAATATAATTTAGGATTAAATAAACTAAAGGAATTGGCAAAAAATGATAATATTGAGGAATATAATAAAATTATTAATATAAATAAGTTAAATTTCTTTGATAAATGGATTTATGCACATGCCAAAGAAACACATATTAAGACATTAAGTATTAGTACTCTATCTAGCTTTATTAAAATATATATAAAGGATTATGCTAATTTTAATATTGCGTGTGCGTGTCCGGGCACTAGTCCAATTTGGTATAAATTTGATAATCATAAATGGACTGAAGATAAAGCAGCAAATAAAATTTATATGCTTATGACAGAAGAATTACAACGTGAATTGACTTTAATTCATGAAGATCTTAAAAATAAAGTATTTCGAGAGCAAAATGATGAGCAACAACGTATTGAAACTAATCGCGTAAGTGCACTTGCAAATACAAATAATGTTATTAGAAGTAGTGGTGATATAGATAATAATGACGAAGAAAGTTTATTATCATATCAAAGACATTTGGCAGATGACCGTGAAAATGATGGCACTGTCGAAGAACAGAAAAAACGTTATTTAGAAAATCAACATACAAAAGCATGTTTATCAAAATGTGGTGCAATACTTGAATTTTTAAGTACACCTCAAAATAAGAAAAAAATTATTGAAGATTTAAGTCAAAAATGCTATGATGAGGAATTTTATAAAAACTTGGATGAAACTCGCACTATTTTTGTGTGCAATAATGGTGTTCTTGATTTAGAAAATTGTATATTTCGCAATGGCGAACCTGCTGATATGATGACTATTAGTAATAATATAAATTTTCCAAAAGATATTGATTCTTTGGAAGCACAAGATATTATTTTATCTATTCAAGAATGGCTTGACAAGATTTTTCCAAATGATGAGGTTCAAGAATATGTTTTGAATTTATTTGCTTGTAAATTGGCTGGTGTTCTATATAAAGAATGGATGCATATATTTACTGGTTCTGGTGCAAATGGTAAATCGCAATGGTTTAAAATGATAAACAAAGTTTTTGGCGAATATTTCAAAACATTTGATAATACTTTATTAAATACTGCAAAAAGAGATGCTAATGCTGCATCACCTGCGATTGCCTCTTTAAAAGGTTGCCGTATTGCTGTGACAACTGAACCCAAAGGTGGACAACCTTTTGAATCTGATAAGGTTAAAGAATTAATTAGTGGAGATGAATTAGTTGGGCGTCATTTGAATAAAGATTTAATTAGATTTATTCCACAATATGCAATGATGATGCAATGTAATGATATACCTAGAAATGAATCTACAGATGATGGTTTTTGGAGAAAAATATTCATTATTCCTTGTCCATCTAAATTTATTTCTAAAGAAGAAGATTTATATAAATTAAATGACCCTGTTAAGTTTCCAAATCATTTTAAAGCGGAAAATCAGGAACATCTTTATAATGATTGGGCTCCCTATTTCTTATATTTATTATTTGAAAGATATAAGGAATTGAAACGATGCGGATTTAAATTTCCTGTTCCTGATATTGTGCGTATTGCAGTTAAAGAATATCAAGAAGAGGCGAGTACTTATACACAGTTCTTTAATGATAAAATTGTTGAGGCACCAGGATATAAGATTGATAGTAATACACTTTATAGTGAATTTCAACTCTTTGTTGGTAGAGATTTTAAAACGCAAAAACCATTATTCTTAAAACAAATGGAGCGATTTATTGGAAAACCAAAAGGACGTAATAAAGAATACCATAATTTTAAATTATTTGGTAGTTCTGGAGATTTAATTGAAGAGGAACCGCAAACTGTTATTGATATGGACTAATGGCAAATTGGGCAAATTTATTAATGGCAAAATAGGAAAAATTAAAGAATATGAATGATTCTAATTACATTCTGATTCTGATTCTAATTACATTTTACTTACTAATATATTAAAAATGCCAATTATTATAATGGCAATTATTAAATATATTAGTATATTATAGTATAAATTTATTTTTTTATCATTATTTTTATTTTTTTCAAGAAAATTGGAAAAATTTATTTGATTAACATTAATATCATTTTCATTTTTTTCAAATTTTTGCGATGTATTATTAACTAATTTTGTTTTATCATCTATATTACTTTTATTATATTTAATAAAATATTGTTGTTGTTTTTCTAAATCTAATTGTTCTAATAATAAATTTAAAATATTATCAATATTTTTATTTTTTGTATTTATATTATTTATTAATAATTTAGAATTTCTAATTATATTATTACGCATAATATTTTGCATATTTTTAATATTTATTGAACTTAATTTATTTATATAACCATCTTTATAAAAATTATTACAAGATGTTAGAACATTATTTACTAAACATTGTGGGTCATTAGATTCGGAACCCTGAACAAATTTACAATTATTTGTAGTATCACTAGTATCAGTAGTATCAGTAGTATCATCAATATTATAATTTGACCAATTACTACAAGTTAAACCATTGTTATTTACCGATATAGCAGGGTCTAGTATTGCATATTTATTAAAAATTGTTTCTAATGTTGATATTTGGTTATTAATATTATTTTTTGCTATTAAATTAGGTATTTCAGAATCATTGAAACTTGTAATTTTATTACTATCTGTAGTCTTTGAATCTTGAAAATTTTCATATATGCTGTTTCCATATATGCTGTTGCCGTATGAATCATATTTAATATATAGAATTGTTATTATACCAATACATATTAAAAATATTACTATTATTTTAATTTGATTATTTGTTATACCCATTTATTCTACTAGAAAAGAAACTACAACAAAAACTATTATAATAGTAGATTTTAATTTATAAATTATTATTTATTTTAACAAATAAAATATTTTTGCAAAACTACTATTATATGCAAAAATAAAATATTTCACTATTGTATTCAATCACATTTTCTATATATGTTATCTACATTTTCCATATTGTTAAGATAATTTTTAGTTATTATACCAGAAAATTGGTTATCCTCTGGAACCTCGCTTTTAGAAAAATTATATAAATACATATTTCTCCAACCTAGCTCTGGAATACCGGTTGGAATTCCACAACCTTTAATAGTTGTATATGTAGGATTAGTAGTATATTTAGTAAAACGTTGATGAAAATTTATAACGGGACCAACAGAATGGACGGGCATTCCAGTTTTGCATTGTGTTAACATTTTTTGCGTTTGTAAATTCATTGGTATTGTCTTTTGCATTTGCATTTGCATTGGCATTGGCATTTGCATTTTATTTTTAAGTTGTTTATGTTGTTTAATTGTCATAGTTTGATTTAAATATACTATTAAAATTAATGATAAAGATAATCCAAGAAGATAATTTAGAAATGAAGTATCCATTTGTTAAAATATAAAATATTACAAAGTTTATTATTATTATATATATTTGAGAAAATAATATATATATATAGGTTAAAATAAAAGTTAAAATAAAATAATATTTATAAAATAATATTTATAAAAAACTATTTATAAAATAATATTAATTTATCTAAAATGAAAAATCTTATTTATAAGAATAATTTATTTTATTTATCTGACGATGAAACTGATTCTAATGGTAAAACAAAAAGTGTATCTGGATACAATTCAAAAACATTATCTAAAACCAATATGCCTCACAATTATTTTAATAAAAAAATAGTTATTTATGGGCGTTTTACTTGTCCTTATTGTTTGGGTATTTTAGAATATTTGAAAAAAAAACCATTATTATATAAAAAAACTATATTTGTTGATATAGAAGCTGAACCAACTGAATATTTTAATAGAGACAAATTATTATCTATTCTAAAAGCTAATGAAAAAACGTTTAATAAAAAACATTCTACAGTTCCAATTGTATTTAATAAAGGCGAATTTATTGGTGGATGTGATGATAGTAAAATTTATTTTGAAAAAAATTTATAATTTATAATAAAATTTTACAATTTTTTAGATTTTTTGTTTAAAAATGTAATATAAACATATAACATTTTATATTTATCTAGAAACATACACATACATATATATAGTAAAAAATGCTTATAATAGATAATCGTGAAATAAAATTAATTGAATTACTTAAATCTACAAATATTTCATATGAAATAAAAACATTGGAAATTGGAGATATTATTATATCAAATGATAAATATCCAGAAAAATTAATTATAGTTGAACGTAAATGTATGCAAGATATGTTAGCAAGTATTAAAGATGGACGCTATAAAGAGCAAAAAATTAGACTCCAAGCGGAAAAATATAATTCAAATGGTAATAAAATTATTTGTTATTTGATTGAAGGTAGTTCAAATGATGTAAGATATCCATCTGAAAAAAAAGTATTTCATGGTAGTCTAGTAAGTTCTATATTTAGAGATGAATTGCCTCTTATTAGGTCATTTTCTCTTACTGAAACTCTAGATATTATTATTAGAATTCATGACCGTATCAATAAAGATATTACAGATTTTTTCAAACCAAATAAAACTATAACTCCTGTAGTAATTCCTAGGGAACCTATAATTGTACCTACTACTGAACCTAATACTGTACCTACTGCCGAACCTACTACCGAACCTACTACTGGATATAATACTGAACTTACTACCGAACCTACAGCTGAACCTACAGCTGAACTTACTACCATTATAGATGTAGATGTAGATGTAAATGTAGATTTAAGTCAAAATAATACTAATAATACTAATACTAATACTAATACTAATGCATATTTAAATTCAATTAAAAAATGTAAAAAAGAAAATCTCACACCGCAACTCTGGAATCAGATATGTTTAGCAAATATTCCTAGTGTTAGTACAAATATAGCATCTAAAATAACTGAGATTTTTCCAACTCTTAAAAAATTATTTCAAGCATATGATAATTGTGATACGGATGAAAAACGAATATTACTTATATCTGAAATAATTCTTATAGATAATGGCAAAACTAAGAGGCGTATTGGAGAAGTTGTTAGTAAACGTATATTAGACTATCTATATAGATAATGGATAGATAATGGATAGATAATGGATAAGCCTAATATACATATTTCATCTAAAATAATTCATCTAAAATATTTCATCTAAACTATTTCATCTAAAATATTTCATTTTTATATTTTTCATATATTATAATCTTATCTAGAACATATTGACAAGATTGCCTATTTGCCGTTTTACATAATGCATATTGTCTTAATAATTTTAAATATTCTAAAATATCTTGTTTTACATCATCTTTAACATTTATAAATGGAAACATTGATTTATAATATTTTTTTCCACCCATTTTAGATAAATATTTATTATCTATCATATCAATTATTGTCTGTTCATTTTTTTTATTATAACCACTTTCTAGATTTATATCTAAGTTTTCGAAAAATAGTAATAGTTTTGCAAATATAATACATAAACAAAATAAATCGTATTTTTGTGAAATTAATACAAAATCATTATCAACAATTTCTGAAATGACTTTTTCGGATAGCGATACTGGTGTAAAATTATTTACTTTGCAAGAATTAAAATATGATGTATTATTATCATATTCTTTGGCGTAATCTTCTAAATTTATCATATTATTATTCATTCTAATACCACATCCTAAACCAAAATCTGTAAATTTTATGCTAATTTCTTTTGGTTTAGTATATGTTGATACTAATATCGATGTTGCATTTATATTTTGATGTGCAACTTTAGATTGATGAATTTTTGCCAAACCGTGCAAAATAGTTTTTATAATATGAAAAACTATTTTATAATATGAACTATTATCTAGCTTTCTTAAATATTTTATTATATGATTTAAACTATACCCATTAAATATAGGAAAAAGTGTAAATATATTATTGTCAATGATTTTATAGTCTATACATGGATTGATGTACTCTTTTGTTGTATTATTTGATGATAAAAATTTTAATAGATTTAATTCTAATTCTATTTGTTTAACTGCATCATTTTGCAATGCATAATCATTTTCATTTCCTAATGTAATTTTTTTACAAATAAAACGTTTTTTTTTTATATCATTTGCTAGATATAAACTTCCTTGAATACCTTCACCCAAATATTTTACAATATTATATTTATTATTTAAATATTTAGGATTAGTAGTAGGATTAGTAGTAGATGTTTGATTATTATTTAAAATATTATTAATAAGAACAATATCTGAATTTTTATTTTTATCATTTACTGATTTATTTTTTAATATAGTATTTACATTTAATTGTCTTGGATTAATAAATCTATTTTGTTTTTGGGTTTTACCAATATATATACGTTTCATTTTATATATATGTTTATTTATTACAAAGAAAATAAATAAAAAATAAAGAAAATAAAAAAAATATATCTTCATCTTTATACATATGGTTTACTAAAAGGTTCTTCTTGATAATTAAATTTAGGTATCATACTTCCAACATTAGTTAATCTTACGCTATCTTCGGTATCTGCAATTTTTCCCTGAGAATTTAATTCTAGAGCATTAATAGGTAAACCTCTATCTATAAGACCAGTTAATTTTTGCACATTAGGTGATGACGTTTTGCAAACAGGTGCATGTCTTTGAGGTACATCCCAATTTACTGGAGGAACATAAGTATATCCAGCAACCCATTTTTTAGCATCTGTGTAATTTTTAATAACTAAATTACCAGCTTGGTCTTCATCTAAATCATCATATTGAGCGCATTTTTTAGATGAGTTAGATGAGCTGGATGAGCTGGATGAGTTAGATGAATTAGATGAATTAGATGAATTAGATGAACTATCTGGAGTTGTAGTTCCATATACTGACGGTGTAGTATAATCAACATAATCACTTGGACGATTATAAAAATTACGATTCCATTTGCCTTTATTATAATCGTCCATATTTTGCGACCATTGGTCTGGATTAATACCTCTATTCATTTGTTGTGTTCTACCATTACTATCTTTACAACTACCTCCACTATCGTGACCACCATTATAATATCCATGCTGATCCCTCCATAGATTTACATCTGGAGACATAGTATCATTAAATTTAAATCCGTCATTTTTAAAAACAGTATTCCAGTTATAACTATTACCGTTGCTACCAAAACCATTGTATTTATCACTATCATAAATATCACTATTACTACTAGAACTTCCCGACCCACTTTTACCAATAATTATTTTAGGACTAAAAACACTTTTAATTTCTTGTTCTTCTGTTTTTGTTGGTGTAGGTATATCTGTAAATTTTGATACATCATTTATACCAAGTAACTCATTTATTTCATTAATAGCAGAATTGCTTTTTTTATTTTCAGTTTTAGCATTATCTATATCTACAAAAGAATTATTAATATTCATATTTGTAGGCTCATCTGAATCTAAATATTCTTCAGATTCTTCGGAATTCATAATAATAGTATCTGTATTTATTTTATTTACTTTTGCATTATTTACTTTTGCTTTAGTTACTTTTGCTTTAGTTGCAGCAAATCCCTCAGATACTGTGTTAATTTGAGTATAGTTAACTGCTGCTGTTACTATAGCAATAAGTGAAATTGCTAATAATATATATTCTGCAATATTCATTTTTGAATTTATTTCATTATAAAATACTAATAATGCAACAATAATTAACATAAATGATAGATACATTTTATTCTAGATATATTAGTAAATATTACTATGACAAATTATTATATATTTAATATATTAATATATATTTTTTTATATGTTTTATTCATAAAAAATTAAATTTGTATTATATGAAATTTTTTTATAAAATATATCTAGAATAAAATATATCTAGAATAAAATATATCTAGAATAAAATATATATATATATAAATAAACACAATTTTATATAATTAAAATGTTAAATACATCAGGTTTAATTGTAATTATATTATTATTAATTTTTCTTATCTATATATTACGTAATAAAGTTGTAGATAATTTTATAATATTTCTAGATAATGTAATTATACCAAAATCTTGTTATAATTATTTAGTAACTAATGGTAAGCATTTTTTTCTGCTTAATACAAAACAAATAATAGATGGTATTAATAATCCATTAAAATTTAATACTAAGGTAGAAGCAATTAAATATCTTAAAGATGCTAAATGTCCTGATACAATTCCATTTGTTGATTTAGTAATGCGAAAAAATTTAGATGACCCAACCGTGTCATATCAACGCGAATGTAGTAAAAAAGTTGCAACAAATCTATTTGACCTTAATGTATGTAATGCATATGGTAGTGATGAAACATTAGCAAAAAAAAATATGAAACGTGAGAGTACATCTCAAAAAAACTCAGATTTTCTTGAACGTAATGATGAATGTTTATTACCTAATCCACCTGCTAGTTGTCAACAGAAAATTATTTCTGAATTAGAATTAAAAAATAAAGAACGTATCGAAAAGAGAAAATATGCAAACTATGGTATTGAAACTTGTATGATTAATAAAGCAATTGACGAGGAACCAAAACTCGACGATACTAATTTTAAAGATGAATTTGCCAAATATTTTGATAGATTAAATTCCAATATTGATGAAGAATATTTATATATATCTGGACGCTAGAATTTATTTATGTTTTGAACGGAAACAATTTATCTTTATTCATTTTACATATTTTTCCTTGAGTTAAAACTTTATATGTATAATAATTTACAATTAAATATACAAACCCAAAGAAAAATGCAAATATTGCACTCATAATTCTACTACTATATTCTTGGTCAGCATTACAATTTAGAGATACTGAAAGCCCCAAGAAATTTAATGTTAATATTACTACTAAAAATAAATATTTAATAAATAAAATACCATAATCTTGCATTTGCTCTTTCCAATTGACAGATTCAGGATTCTCAGCAGACGGTGATACACTTAATAAATCAATCAAATCAGGATATGTTGATGTTACTGGATCATCTGCAAATTTTTCTTTTTTATTTGCATTTGCCTTATTTTTATTATTTGACTTATTGTTTTTGGAAGACATTGAATTATAAATTTATTATTTTACTAATTTATAACTAACTTTACTATTACAATAATGTTAGAATAAATATTGCATAGATTTACAAATTAAAATAAATAAAATCAAAAACAAATAAAATCAAAAACAATAAAAATAACATATTTAATTTGATGTCATTGTTCCAACCATTCCACCCATTATCTTAAGAATATCATAATTAACTGCAAATACATATACATTATAATTATAAGATATACCAGATGGATAATTATATCCTCCTGTAGGATTAATATCAGTTAAATTTAAAATGATATCTTTATTACTAATAGATGACATATTAACAGCACCAACAGGTTGCAAACTAGAATTATCTAATGAAAATGAATATGTATATATACCTTCATCTGGCATATTTGCATTAGCATTAAAATTTTCCATCAAATTATAAAATACAAAATCTTTACCATTAAGTCGCCCTGATGTTGGATTATCATTATCTATTGAATCGCCAGTTGTAATTTCTTGTGCCTGAATTCTTACTACAGCTGATTTAAGTAAATTGCGAGTTTTATAATATTGTATATTGCCAGTATTTAATGTTAATGATGAACCATATGGATTTATATATCCATTAGAATATGGTGGTATATCGGAAAGATTCCAATTAGTATAATTTGTCCAATCATTAACATCTTCCATATCAGAACGCCTAATCATAAATACTAGTTCCGTTACTGGTTTATTTATATTAGTTAAATCAAAAATAATACTTTTACTATAATTAAAAGCACGTGTAATTGCTTGGACTTGAGTAATTAGATAATCATGAGACGATAATGCAAATCTTTTTCGTTCTTCATTATCTAGAAAAATATTATTAATTTCAATTCTGGGATTAACATCTAAACTACTTTGTGATGTGTTAATACTTAAAAAATTACCAATATAGTGATTAGATTTTGTGGGTCTTACACGATACCCTGTTCCGCCAAAAACTCCAGTATAATCAATAACAGTATATAATTGTTGCAATTTTCTTAAAGTTATATTAATATTTATTTCTGTTTTTTGAATTGCAATTAAAGGGAAACTCATTGATGCATATTTATTAAACCAGAATATTAATGGCAAATAAAGTTTTCTATTTACAATAGATGGCGCATATCCAGTTGATGGATATTGACCACAATTACCAGATGCATTTGATGGATCATAAAGTTCTGGAACATTGCCAATCATTTTATAATAACCTTTTTTTTTACCTTCATTGTAGTTTAATTCACTATAAGCATGAAACCATTCGGAATAATGTTTATCTACATTTTGATTAGTATCTATTTGTAAACTAATATCTTTTACAATATATTCACCAATACGTTTAATCCATTGAAATTTATAATTAGAATCTGAATATATATCTGGAAGCTCAAATGTAAGATACATATCGCGAATAGCATCACCATCACGGGGGATTTTAAATGTATATGTTGTATCTTGGTCCCAAGTTAAAACTGCCGATTTTGCATATGGTTGTAGAGTTATAAATTGTGTTGCAAAATTTGTATATTTTTTATAAACTGATTTGAAATGTGTAATTTGTGGATTAAGAGTAAGAAATGCCATACGGTCAGTATTGCCATATTCGAGTTGTAAAAGTGCCCCTACAGTCATTTTTGATTCTAGATACTTTAATTATTTTTATGTTTCTAGATACTTTATTTAATTAATATATATATATTTTATATTGATTTCTTTTTATATATAATTTTACTTTATAATTTTATAATTTTACTTTATAATTGTATTTTGTGTTTTATTTTGTATTTTGTATTTATATTCCTTTGTTTATTTCTATCGTATGAACATATATGTTTATTGGTATCATTTATTAAATCGCGCAATTTATCACATTTAAGTCCATTATTTAATTTTTCGTCTTCGTGTGTATAAAAAATATATTTAATTGAAATTTTATGTGACATATTTACCATATTATTTATACATCTTATACAAGGTTTTGAATTATATTCATTCAATCTTACAATAATAAAATTAATTTTTATTTTTTTATTTGTTTTATCCATTGTAAATTTATGTGAAAATTTTCGCATTGCATTAGATTCGGCATGTTCTGTAATATGACTTTTAGAGCTATAAACATTATAACCATATGATAAAATATCACCTTTAATATTAGTTATACAACACATATGTTGATATTTTATAGTTTTATTAGATGAATATAATGTCTTACATTTATTAAGTAATAAATCTTTAATTTTTACATAAATTTGGTCAGACATTTTGCAATGCAAAAATTTTGTCATATATTTGCTTATCTTTATAAATTTATGTTTATATTTAGAAATAAATCTATTTTGTAAAAAATCTAACAAAAATCTAACAAAAAATCTAACAAAAAATCTAACAAAAAATCTAACAAAAAATCTAACAAAAATCTAACAAAAATCTAACAAAAAATCTAACAAAAATCTAACAAAAATCTAACAAAAACAAAAAGGAGGTTTGAAAGGAACCTTGGTTCTTTTCAAACCTTGGTTCCTTTCTTTCAATATTTAAAAACATATTGCCCCTTTGGAATTTTATTCTTACTTATTTTAAATCTTTCAAATTCAGGGCGTTTCATTACTTCAATTGGAACTGCATTATGACAATTATGAGCAATATCAATATATAGTTGAAAATCATCTTCATTATAGCAAAGACTTGTTCCTATATCATCCATTGTTATTTGTTCAATAAATTCGCGCACTTTTGGCAAATTTTCTAATCTTTGTATAACTGTTGTTCCAAGTCGCACAAGGTCAAAACTAGGATTAGGTTTATGTTCGCAATTTTTCAAAGTGCCATCAACAGGATAATCATATTGCCCAAATGCATCATTATCTTCCTTAAATTGGTCGCTAAATACCCAACGGTCGCCAAATTTAAATGTACCTCTGGCAAAATCAATTATTTTTGTAATTTTTTCATAAGTTGGAATTTTATAATAATTTGAGTCAACTTGAAAATAAAGATGTTTTAATGATGTTTTCTTAAACATAACATTGCTAGAATGTAAATCATTATGAACAAACTTAAAATATTTTTGCGCAACAGATAAACCAAATGCAACTTGGAACAATACACTAAACCATTCAGTTTCCTTCATATTATATTCATCATCTAAAATATCATCAAGTGTATAATCCAATTTTTCCATAAGGGAAAGACTAACTGGCATAGTTTCACATTTAATATAGTACATATTATTAATATTATTATCAAAATCTCCAAGTGATAAATTATCTTTATCAACATCGCTTAATTCTTCAATAAAACTATTATCTCCGTCGCTTAAGTCATCTGAATTTGCATGTGCATCTGAATTTGCATCTGAATTTTCAGTTGCATTTACACTAACTATATCATCATCATTATTTTCAATTTCAAAATTTAAATCTTCAGATTCCATATCTTTTATAAATTCTAATGATGTATTTTTATTTTCAGGAATGATTACATCATTATCAGTTTCAGATTCATCATTGCAAGTTTCGGCATTGCAAGTTTCTTCATTGCAAGTTTCGGCATTGCAGTTTTCGGCATCTTCTTCTTTTTCAAAATCTTCTTCTTTTTCATCATTTTCTTTATCACTATCATCATCACTACTACTAGAATCACTACTACTACTAGAATCGCATCTACTAGAATTACTACCACCAGATTGTTTATTTGTTTTATCCAATGTATTTGTAATAGTATTTAACATATTTTCTTCTTGTTCGTCAATATCATCATTTTCAATTATTAATAAATCAAAGTCAGTTTTTACTCTATCTCTAAACCATTTGGTTCTAGATACTGTTTCATATTCGTCAGTAATATTATGATGATAATTTGGGTCATCACCATTTATACAACCATAATAATATGGAAATGATGGACATTTACCAGATTCAACTAATTTATTACCAAGATATAAAAATAAAGATTCAACATGACCACTATTATTATATGAATTTAATTTATTCATAGTATTTTTCAATGTATCATCAGAAATATTTTTATTTTGTATTTTAGATGGTATAACATATTCATCTTGCATAACCTTTAATGGTTCTAGCAAAGCTGATTTTTTAATATGTATTTTTTCTTCTTTACAAGTTTTTTCACCAGTAATTTTATTAGTTCTTTCAATAATTGCAGTAGCTGTAAAAGTATTATTTATTGCTTCCTCAATTTCTGCATCATCATCATATTCATCTTCATTATCATCATCAACAGAATTAGATGTTTTTATACAATCAATATCTTTTTTTTCGTTTAATATATCATCAACAGTTTCAGATTCATTATCCGAATCATTTTCACTACTACCACCAACTAATAATTCATTAGTTTTTATATTACTTGTAGATTCTGATATTTCATTACTATCAAGATTAGCATCACCTACAGATTCTTTATCATCACCTACAGATTCTTCATCATCACCTCTAGATTCGTCATTATCGCCTCCAGATTCTTCATCATCACTTTCAAAATTATCTTCGTCATCGCTATCAATTATTTTTTCCAAAATTTGTTTACATTTAAATTTACTATCTAGCATAATACAATGTAAATCTTCAGATGACATAGTATCATCATCAATAACTTTTTTATAAATTGGATAAAAAAATTTAGGATTTTCTATCTTTAATTTATCAGTAATAGATTGAAAAAGAATATTACAGTCGTCATCAGATAATTTTATTGTAGGAATAATTGTTTTTGACATTTTATTTAGAGTATATAATAATTTAATTATTTATAATTATTTATAATTATTTAATTATAATTTAATTATTTATTCTTAAATACGAAATATATAACATATATTATACGTATTTAAGATTTTAAGAATAAATAATAAAAAAATAATAAAATAATAAAATAATATATTTGTTAATAACTCTAACATGCTTGAATATAGTTCTTTATTATTTATAATACCTACGTTGTTTTCATGGTATAAAAATAATATTGATTACGGAAATGCATTTTTATTTTTAACATATACATCTTATAATTATCATATTAAATCAAATTATAAAATAAAAAATTGGAAATTTTGGATAGACCAATTTGCAATATTTAATGTAGTTTTAATTGGAACATATAATTATATTTTATATTGCAAAACTTGTTCAAAAATAATTGTTTTTATATGTTTTATAAGTTGCATTATTTTATATTTATATAATAAAAATTTATTATCTAATAGAATTCATTTAATAATACATATATTAGGCATAATTGGACATAACATAATTATTTATAATTTATTATAATAAATTTATTAGAATTATTAAAATATTTAATTTAAAATAAAATATATAATATATTTTATTTTAAATATATTTAGTATAATATATTTAAAATAAAATATATTATATAATTAATAATTAAATAATATTTATAAAACTATAATTAAAATGAGCACTAACGAATTAAACTTTGATAAAAATAATACTATGATTCAACAAGAACGTAATTGTATTGATAAACGTGATGGTTCTAAACGTTTCAATGTTAATTACAAGGCTATGGCACATGACGATAAATGTTTCATTGATATCGATACCCGTCAATCTATAGGACCCGGAAATTATGGAGTTACCAACTTGTATGATTGTACCTGTCTAATCCCAGATGTCATTAAAACTGCAACTGATAATGTGTGCGTTCCTTTTAAAAACGGAAATGATGTTGCCCCGTGTGTTATTGATGATTCTAGCAAATTACGTATAGGTTTGCAACGTAGGTTTCCTAAATGTAATCAACAATTATTTGAACGCCCTTATTTAACTGTTCCATATATGGGTCGTGGACAGTTAAATGTTGATGAAGATAGCGTATTAAAGTTTTCAGAAGATACTAAGCTTAAGAGGTCTTCAAATACTCTTTCTGGTGTAAGTGTGCCTAATTACTTCTTACCCATGATAGATCACATTTCTTATAACGTCCAGAACACTCAGCATTTAATCGAAGAGGAACATGGATGGGTGAGATCTGGGGTAAATTCGAGAAATCTCGTGAAAAACATAGATTATTCCACTAGATGTGGAAAAAGTTATATGAATAAAACCACTAATGAATCATTTTGGAGCGGTAAAGGTAGTTTATTAACCCAATAAACATTTTTATTTATAAATATTTTTCATACATATTTTTATCTTTATTTTTATATGGTTTTTATGTTTAATATAAATACTTAAATAATTACAAAAATACAAAAAATAAATCAACTTTATTATTTACTACATATATACATTACAAATGCTATACCATATAAAATATAACTATAACCATAATCAGAGTCTTTATTTTTGATAAATACAAATGATTTACGCAAAGGATAATCTATACAGAAAAATACTATTAATATAGATGCGTTAATTAGAATATATTGGTATATTTTTCTACGAGTTTCGCTAATATTTTTATCTTCTATATATTTTTTAGAAATTTTGTTATTTTGCATAAATTTTAATAATTTTTGTGTTAATTGAATAGTTATTAACGTAACGGAACAATATTTAAGAAGACTAATTCCAAAAAATCTACCCCCGCAAAAAACATATCTTTGGACAATATATGCAATTGTATAACTAAAAATCATAGCTATTAGTAATACATTTTCCATACTAATATTTATATGAATTAATAATATTTTAAGGGCTTCTGTAATAGAACCAGTTACTGCAGAAAGTCCTATAGACTTAATTAACGTACTTGAAAACATTATGCAAATTATGCAAATTATTAATATAAATATTAATATATGCACATATATTTTAAATTTATAAAATTAAATTATATAAAAAATATAAAATATATAAAAAATATAAAATATATAAAAATGTTCAATGTGGGTGTCGAACCCACGACCTTTGCCTTATAAGAGCAACGCTCTGCCTCTGAGCTAATTGAACATATGATATATATATATGTTATCTTTAAGTTCAAATTTTTGTAATTTTAATTTTGCAATTTTGCAATTTTGCAATTTTCTTAATCTTCATCATCCTCATTCTCATCATCACTATATCTAGTTTTACTAAAAATTAAATCACTATCTTTATCAATTTCACCACTATCATCATCATCATCATTATCAATTATATTATTAAATGTTGTTTTGCTATATTTATTTGTATCTTGTTTCTTATCTTTAATATTAACCTTATTTTTTATGTTATTAATATTAGTTTTAATTTCATTACAAAGTTCAGTTTTATTTTTACCAATTACATCTATACCAAAATTATATATTGCATTCTTTTTTAAATCTTTAAGAGATAAACCGCCTCTATTAGGAGTATCAACACATAAATTAATATCACCTTCATAAATATAATCAAATTTATCATTACTTATATCATTATTTGAATTTTCTTCTCTATCATATTTACCATCTTTACCATCCTTATCTTCTCTATCTGCTTTTTTATTTTTTTCATTTATCTTTCTTAAATATTTATTTATATATATACATAATTCATTTTTTTTCATATCTTTTACTTGTTCTTCTGTTAAATCAAAATAACTTACTGCTAAATTTTTTAATTCCAATAAAGAATAGCCACCTTTTGCCTCACCATTATTACAATTATCAATATTTTTTGCATATGCTTCTAGTCTCATTTTATCTGTAATACCCTCTTTATCATATGTTTGCGTTATTATTTCTCTATATTTATTATTTATAATTTTGCATAATTCCATCTTTGATAAAATACTAGTAATACCGTCAGTTTCTTTTTGCAATTGTGTATATGGTATTTTCAAATATTTAATACCAAATTTTTTAAGTTGTGATTTTGTATATCCACCTTTTGATGGTGTTCTTGATTTATTGCAATTATTGGGTTTATAATTTTCCAATGTGATTTCAAATTCAGTTTTATTATCTTCATCTTCTTCATCATCACTATTTACAATCATATGCTTTTTTGTTTTAACTGGAGGATTACAATAACCTTTATCAAATTTTTTGGTAAGCATTTTATTTAATGATAATTTACCATTATACCATTTACCAATTCTAATATTTTCTGGTTTATCACTTGCTAATAATAATTGTTCTTCAATTGCATCTTTTTCTTCTTCATTATCTCCCCTATCGCCCTTATCTCCCCTATCGCCCTTATCGCCCTTATTTTTTTTCCTATTTTGAGGATTATATTTTATTGGACACCATGTAAATTCTTCACCCGCCGTAGTTTTTTGCTCATTACATTCATACTTTAATTTATAATTTGAACCATCATTTTCAATATTTTCAACAGTAGAAATAAATGGAAATTCACATTTACCAACTTTATATTCGTTATTATCTTCATCTCCTTCAGTTTTATCAATTTCTATTAATTTTAAATTTTTCTTAGTAGTTTCGATTTTTTCCGGACAATATCCCCAATTATCTGGTTGTCTGTTATAATCTAATTTTGTAGGGCACATATATCCATTATTTTTAGGTATACATTGATATACAAATTTTTTCTTATTTTTTTCCCAAAATGGAAATTTGCATTCACCAATATTACTATTTTCATCATATATACCATTTTTATTAAATGGTGTTGTAAATATTCTATCTTCGCTAAAAACACTTTTTATACTTAAATCTACTAAATCCGATACTATAGTATTCATAATTTGTTTAAATTCATCTAAATCTGTTTTTTCTAATTGTTTATCATCTATTTTAGTATATAAATATTCATTATCATTGGGAATTATATCAGATAAAGCTATATTTTGCTTATTTTTAGAATACACACCATTTTCAATTACTTTTGATAATTCTGCAGGATTTATTATAATATCATTGGAATTACTAAAAATTCTATTTCTAATATTAAATTCTGGTATAAAGGAACCATCTATTATTTCAGCCGATTCTAATTTATTATTAATTAAATCATTTGCCAGAAGATAACTAAAATATTCCAATTTTTCCAAATCCATATTTAGTACACATTTATTCTCACTTTCATTAAAATCGCAAAAATTACTACTACATTTATTTTTTTTGGTTCTAGAACAATTTTTTAATATTATTTTATTGCTATTTGGCGTTGTTTTAAGTTTTTTAGAAATTCTAGTCTTCATTATATTATAAATATAATCAATTAATGTATCAATAGTAGTTTGAAATTTGTCATTATCAGAATTGTCATTATCAGTTTTATGATAATAATAATTACTAATTGCCTTTACTAAATTATTTTTGGAATTATTAACATTATCATTTTGCAAAATACGGCTAAATTCATATTTAAAGTAATTATATATAAAATCCTTATAAATTATGTTTTTAATATTAATTGTTTCAACAATAGGATTGATATCTAATTTAAAATCGAAATATGCTGGTCTAAACAATGATTCTATTCGAGTATCTTCTTCAGATTTTAAATAACCATTTTTAATCATCATATTAATAATTTCGGTTTTGCGATTTTTAGTATATTTTTCTGGTATAATAGGTACAATTAAATTATTTATAAATTGAATACTAGTTATCATTCCATTTAATTCATCATAATAGATTTTCGATATTTTATAATCATATTTGGCTAGTTTAGTAATAAAATTTTTATTTGTATCTTTAGCTACAGTAGAATACATATTTATATATTTTTCCAACGGAACCATATCATTTATATCTAGAATTTTAAAAACATTATACTTATTATTAATAATCATTTTACTAACTTGTATAGCCATAGGATAAATAGGTATCAAATAGTTTTGAATTTTAATAAATTCAACTTGTGTTGTTGTAAATGCAATTTGTTTGTCTATGTTTAATTCTGCATCTCGTAAATCTTTCATAAAATTTTCTGTATTTTGTTGATATGTGAATTTACATATATTAAAATGTAATAAAATTAATTTAATTATTGATGTAGAACGGTCTTTTGTAAATTCTAATAGTTTTTTATTTGTTATTTTTTTTTCAAAATAATTGAATAAATTATCATTTATATTTACATAATTAATATTAAATATACCATTAATTTTATTGTTTTTATAAGAATATGATACATGAACTATTGGAACAAAATGCAAATTTTTTTCTCTAATTAAAATCATATATCTATTACGATGAATATTACAATATGGATTACACATTAATTTAGTTGTTTGTTTATTAAAAATTAAAATATTTGCACCGTCTTTATTTAACCATTCTATTGGTTTACTAAATAAATCTAGAAAATGTGTATAATTTTTATATTCATTTTCATCAAGAATATGCATTTTGAAATTATAAAATGCAGAATATATTTTATATGCAACAAATAATTTTTTAATATTATCAATATCTGAATTAATATATTTTTTACTGGAATTTTCAGTTTTTAATAATGATTCAATATTACCAATTTTATTATCTGTTAATCTTTGATTAATAAAATCAATATCTTTATATTTTAATTTTTCTATAATTTCATAATCAATATCCATCAAATTAAAAAATAATACATAATTTTTTATAAATAATGCAAATTTTTCAAAGTCATTTAAACTATTTGGCAAAATATTGCTAGATGCATATATATCTACTAATTCTCCATTATTTAATGTAATAAATACATCTGGTGATAATTTTTTTACAATTAGATTTTTCAATTCTATTAAACTAATATTTTTAATTACTGAAAATGTTTCTAGTATATTATCTTTTTCATTTTTTTCAACACCTCGTCTTAAAAATAAATTACTATTTTCAATTAACTGATTAGATTTAAGAAATAAATTTTGATGATTATTAAGAATTATATTAATATAATTGGGTAATAATCCAAAACGACATTTTTCTAGCTCGGATGTTTCGCCTAATATATACTGTTGTTCTATAATATTAAAACATTGCTTTAATTTGTTAGTGTCATCTTTATTAGGTTCAATATTTTTATCTTTAATATCTGTACTATCTGTATCTAATTTACAATCTTTACTACCTTTAAGTTTAAAAAACTGCTGTATTTGTTTTAAATTTGGATCCCAATCATATGGGGGTTTTACACCACAACAAGGAACACATAATTTATCTGGATGTTTGCCCTTTGTTGGTATAAGATATGGAAATGCATCTTTTTCTGTGCCCTGCAATTCTTTTGGCCAATCGGGGTGAAGTTTTGAATCTTTCCAAATAGTATCGGATGTCGGTTTTCTTATAATTACTGTATATTTATCATTAAGGGGATGATTACGATTATCAGATGGTATAAATTTACCATTACCAAAAGGACTTTTTAAACCATTTTCTATAAATTGTCGCGCAGATATTGGTTTATTTGCCAAATAATCCCAAATACGAGGACATATATAATAATTTTTACGATATTTAATATATCCTGTAAATGCTTCTGGATCATTATAACTTTCAATATCTTTTTTTGTAACAATGTATGGTTGTTTCATTGCCTGTGCAGTGCAATCGCGATTATAAGTATATTTTTGATTACCAATTGGTTTTGGATTATATAAAGCATCATCTGCTTTTTTTCTCATTTCACTCATATATTTAGTAAATGTCAGTTTTTTAAATTTAGTATGCAATTTTGCAAGTTCAAAATTTTTATACTCATCCTCTTCTTTTTCATTGGGTTTTTGTGCGTCTGGTATCGTATCAAATTCTACAAGTTTTGCAATATCTTGCAAATCTAAATTGGATTTATTTTTTAAATTAATAATATCTAAATCTAGGTCTAGGTCTAGGTCTAAGTCTAAATCTACATCAAAATCTAAACTGGAAATATATCTAGATTGTTCTTTATCTGCACCTTTGTCCTTATCTGCACCTTTCTTTTTATCTTGTATTATTTTACTGGTATCTATTGATAAATTGTTTTCAATTTCATAAAATATATTAGAAAATATTACTTTTAAATAAAATAAAATTTGTTTTACAGACTGATATTTTTCAATATTATCAAATTCAATATCAATATTACCATTATAATCAAATGTTAATTTAACCTCAACACCATATAAAAGATTTATATTTATATCTGTTTTTAATGTATAATATTCAATATTATCATATATTTTTTTAATAGTAATATCATCAACTAAAAATATTTTTTTGCATTTATCAAATAAATTATCTAACTCTTTTTTGCTAATTTTATCTTCATATTTATTTATATAAGATTTAATAAACTGTGCAATATTTATATTACTATAAAACATATTTACTTGTTTGTAAATTATGCTTATAGAATTGCTAGAATGTTGTTTCATTGACATTAATTGATGAAATGTTGTTATATGTTTTCTAAATTTCTTAATAAGTTTTTCTAAATCCAATTTACCAGATTTTGTTTTTAATTCATCATTTGTTAATAGTTTTGATATATCTAATTTTGCATCAATAATAATATTACCATTTAATAATGTCGAATAGTTTTTCTTATTTGTTTTTTCACTAAATATATTAGTTACATTTGGTAAATGTAAATAAGTAGCATTTATTATTTTTTTAATATGTTTTATTGTTTTTGTGGCTAATTCTAAATAATTAAGCAATTTGCCAACAATTGGTATTTTTTGCTCATCATCAAAATATACAACTGTATATCCGTTTTCATAAAAATCTATTGTAATAATTATAATTATTTTATTTTTTTTATCATCTGTTTCTTCTAATCGCCATTTCCATTGTATATATTCCATATTATCTTGTTTATATTTCCCACTATGTTTATTTTTAAGCAATTGTTCGAGTTCTTGATAAGTATTTTTTTGTAAAAAATTTTTATTAATTTTTATATATTTTACCTTATTTTCATCAATTCCTACATATTTAATAACTGGATGATAATAAGATGTAGATAAATTATTGTAAAGATTGCCTAGGTTATATTTGGTTTTTAATTTTAAACTCAAAGAATCAAAAATAATATTTTTGCAATAACATTCTTTAAAAATTATAGAGTTATTATTATATATTGATTTTTGATATGTAGTTAGTTTAAAATGATTATAAATTTCATTGTATTCTTTATCACCTATTTTTTTGTTTAATATTTCTAATTCCTCAGGATAATAATATTCTATTATATCTTTAATTAATGTTTCTTTTAATGTTTCAATTGATTTTTCTTTTGATTTATCCCTAATTTCTGTATTTATATTTTCTAATAATTCTTTCATATCATGTTTAAATACTATATAATATTCATTATTAATAGTTTTATTATAAAAATTTAATGTTAAATATTGAAATTCATCATTATTTATATTAATATTTTCATTTATTCTAAATTTTGATATATTAATTATATTTTTATTATCTGCGTTTTTATCTGCGTTTTTATCTGCATGTTTATCTTTTTTCATATAATTTGATAATAGTTTATATTTATTAAATAAATAATCTACATTTTGATAGCCATAATAATTAGTTTGTATGTCTTCAGATATATAATTATATTTTATTGTAAGAATTACTGGAATATTTAATAATAAATGATACAAATCTTCATCATTTAAACATTCATTATAAATATATGTTTCTTTATCTATAAAATTTATTTTATCATCTTTATTATATTTTTTATCTAAAATATATTTTAATTTCATTTCAATTTCATTTTTATTCATATAAGTCATTGTATAAATTTTATTAAAAAAACTTTCATTATCAATACTTATTTCTTCACCAAATATAAAATTAACTAAATTTATAAAATGTTTATAATTAATGTTTTTAGAATATTTATAAATTAGCATATTATTTGGCATATATTTTGATATTTGCGTATTTGATTTATCAATTAAAATTTGTGTTTTAAATATTTCATAAATAATAATTTTAATATGTTCAATTGGTAAATTTTCTTCAATATTTTTATAAATAAAATATACATTATAATTTTTTAAATTTCCAAATTTAGTGTTAAAATGTGGTATAATAGTTTCTAAATCATTTATTTCATTTGTAGATAATAATGATTTAATATATTTTTCATTATTATTTATATCATTAATATAATTATTATATTCATATTCATTTACATATTTATTTATATTTTCATTTATAGTTTTATGTTTTTCACCATTTTTATTTTCAAGTTTACTAATAATTTTTTTTATATTATCATTATGTTCGCCAATAAATATTAATTTACTATCAAATTCATTTATATTTACAGATTTAATTATAAATTTAAGTATTGATAATGAATTTATAGATTTGCATATTTCTAATTCTGACATTTATCTTATATTTTATTTTGTGTTTTATTTTATACATATATTTTTTATACAATAATTTATACTATCTATAATTAATTTTTAAATATTTGTAGATAATAGAGATAAATAGAATTATATATTTTATATTAAAAATGATAGAAATTGTTAATGCAATTATTATTATTTCATTAATAGTAATTATTTATAAATATTTTGAAAAAAATAGTTATGATGTAGTAATGGTTAAATCCGAGTCAAATGGTAAAGATTATTTAGTAAGAAATTTACCTGATAAACAAGAAGCATCTAATTTATTAGGTAGTCTTGCATTAAAATTGGAAAAATTAGTAAATATAATAAAAACTGAAGGTTATGAAAATATATATACAAAATATATTAAAAATGATGTTGATAAAGAAGTTAGTGGTGGCAGTAGCAATGGAGGTAGTGGGGGTAATAGTGGTAATGATACAATTGAAGGGCAAAGTGGAGGTTCTAGTGAAAAAGATATATTAGAAAATGATATGAAAATGAAACTAAAAGATGATATTAGTAGATTAATTAAAAATTTTAATCCAGATGCATTTAGCGAAACAACTCCAGATAGTAAATATACAAGTTATTCTGTTAATAAAGGTGAAAAATTAGTTATGTGTCTAAGAGATAAAAAAGACGGTGAAAAATTGGTTAAAGAAAATATAATGACATTTGTTAGTATTCATGAATTGGCACATTTAATGACAAAAAGTATTGGACACGACCCAATATTTTGGAATAATATGCGATTATTACTTAAAATTGCAATTGATAATGGTTTGTATAAAAATATTGATTTTAATAAAAAACCAGAACCATATTGTGGAATAAAGATTAGCGATACACCATTAAAATTATAATATTTTGCAATAAATTGTAATATAAAGATAAAATAAAAAATTGAAATTATAATTATCAATACATATATTACTACATATATCAATACATATATCACTACATATATCACTACATATATTGAAAAATGAGTAAAACAACGACTACTTTTACATATAATCATATGGAAAATAATAAAACAATTTATAATGAACCACTTTATTATTTAGCCGAATTATTACAATATTTATTAATAAAAGATGATTTATTGGATGCAGATTTAACTAAAGAAGATAAAGAAAAATATAAAATTTTTGAAAAATTACAAATTAAAGATTTACATGATAAGAACTTTAAGAGTGAAGAAAATAAAGAATTACATTTTGAAATTGATTCTTATTTTAATGCACGTAGATATATGAATGAACAAAAAGAAAATTCAGATAATGCTCTAGAAACAAATACTTATAAAATAAATTATTTATTAAATTCTCTTAAATATTTAAATGGTGAATTTGTATTTGAATTTGATAAATCAGAATTTATTCTTAAAACAGATAAGGTTTTTGATAAAAAAGCTATTTCTATAAATAGAGGAGAAGATTTTGCTATATTTAGAACATATACTATTACTTATAATTCAACTGATTTTGCAAAGTTTGAAAAATTTATTGATAATAGTATTAAATATTTTATTAAATATTATAATAATTGTAAATTAGGTTCACAAAGAATTAAATTATTTCTTAGTGAAGATGGAGGATATTTTACATCTATTGGCAGTCGTAATAAAAGAAGTTTAGATACAATTTATCTACCTAAAAAGCAAAAAACTGCTATTATAGATGATATGACAAATTTCTTAACTGAAAAAACTATTGAAAAATATAATAAATTAGGTATTACACATAAAAGAATATATTTATTTGAAGGTATACCTGGTTCTGGTAAAAGTAGTTTCATTATGGCATTAGCATCTCAGTTTAATTATAATATTGCGATTATTAGTTTTACGCCAAAAATGACAGATAATGATTTAATAAGAATGTTAAGAAATTTAGGTGAAAAAGGTGAAAAATTGTTTGTAATTTTTGAAGACATTGATTGTATTTTTAAAGAGCGCAAAAGCAATGATGAATCTCGTAATCTGATTACATTTAGCGGTCTTTTAAATACACTTGATGGGATGTCAAGTTATGAATCCATTTATTTTATGACAACAAATCATATTGAACATTTGGATTCTGCACTTATTCGCCCTGGACGTGTTGATTATATTATGAAATTTACAAATGTTGTTAAAGAACAAGTTTTGGATATATTTAGTAAATTTACAAGTTCAACTGAAGATGCAAATAAATTTTACGAAAAACTTAGCGATATTAATATTAATGTTTGTATTAGTCTTTTACAACAATATTTGTTAAAATATATTGATAATCCTCAAGATGCAATAAAAAATATTAGAGAAATAAAAACAATGTATGATTCCTCACATATACAAAAAGAGGCTGGAGAAACAGGATTATACAACTAAGTAAGTTTTGCCAAAACTTAACCAAATGCTAAGTTTTGCCAAAACTTAACCAAACGCTAGAGAGGCTAAAGCCTCTCAGAATTTAATTTATTTTACTATTTTTTATAAATTTTTTGATTTATTTATAATTTGTGATTTATTTATAATTTGTGATTTATTTATAAATTGTGATATATTTATATTTTGCTATATTTTTACATCTTAGTGTAAAAATTTATTCAATATTTGCAAAGCTTTATACCGATGTGATATTAAATTTTTAGTATTGCTATCCATTTCTGCAAATGTCTCTGTATATCCTTCTGGCATAAAAATGGGGTCCCATCCAAAATTATTTTTTCCTCTTGGAGAAACAATAGTTCCATTTGTTATACCTGTCATCAGATGTATTTTTTTACCTTTGCCTTCTGTGTAAGCAAATATACATTTAACATAAGCACTTTTATCTTCATATGCCATTAATAAATTATTCAAACCATTTAAACCTATTTTATCTTCAAACCATTTTATATAAGGACCCGGTAGTCCGCACAAAGCATTAAAACATAACGATGTATCTTCAACTATTACAGAACCATCAACTTTTTCTGATGCAACACGGCATTTTTCTATGATAATATTTTCTGGACTACCTTGTATTTCTGGAAGATCTATTTTCATTCCTTTTATTTCAAATGTAGTTGATATAGTTGATATAGTTGATGTAGTTGAATCATTGGAATTTAATATATTTCTTACTTCTTCTAATTTTTTTTCATTACCTGTAATAAATGTTATAATCTTTGACATTGTTTTATAATTATTTGCACATATATTTATATATATTTATATATATTTATATTTATTATTTTTTATATATAATCGCATTTTTCAGATATAAGTTCAAGTTCATTATTATTATTTGTATTTATACTAATAACATGAAATGGACGTCCGCAACCATATATTAGTTTTTTATCATATAGTTCATCGCATATTTCTTTATTTGAATGAGGCGGTATTTGTTGTCCAGATGATTTAATAACTCCGTGTCTAAATATTTTACAATTTAATTGCTCAATTATAACATAATCATTGCAATGTGGACAAATTGTAATTAGATTTTGCATTTTATTCATATTATCCATTACAACTATAAAATATATTTATTATTTTTCTATAGAAAATAATTTTATTTGTTTGATACGTTTTATAAATTTTTTTTTTATATAGAAAAATATTAACATTATAATAAAAATTTAATTATGTTTTATTATTTACTTTATAATAGTTCTTTTTCATTTATTGTCGAAAGTCGATTATTTTCAACAATTCTATATGGTAGTATTTTATATATAATAACACATGCTATACTAAATTTTTGTGATATATCAATTCTTAATATAATTAATAATTATTATTGGACTATATTTACACTAGATATAATATCATTTTGCTATTCATTATATCAAACATATATAATTGGTAATGAACCCAATAACTTAAATGTTAGTTTTAATCTATTAAAAAATAAAATAAATACTATGCTAGATAGAAAAAATGATTTAACAATAACTGAAATACCACAATATAAACAAAAAAATATTAGTAATCAAAATTACAATAAAAATCAAAATCAAAATCAAAATCAAAATCAAAACCAAAACTTTGAAAATATTAATAATACATCAAATATAGAACCTATTATGAATAATAATATGCAAAAAAAATTTTCAACACCAATTAGCCAATTGCAAAATCAACGACAATCTACAACAAATAATAAATCATCAACACCAATTAGTTTAATACGTAATAATACCAATGTATTTGAACCACATATAAATGAAGATAATTTTCAAATTGATAATCAAGATAATAATAATTATGAAGAAAGTAATACAGGAAGTGATGTAGGAAGTGTAATGGATTTAACTGATTTTGAAACAATTTTGTAAATGTTTATGAGAATTTATATTTATCTCAAATTTTGGTAAATAATTACAAGTATTATAAAATATATGATTTAATGATATATTCATATTATCTATTAATAAATATATGTTGGTATTAGTTGTATTAGCTGTATTAGCTGTATTAGTTGTATTAGCTTTATCTTTAGCTTTATCTTTATCTTTATCTTTATCTTTATTATAATTTAATATTCCAGATATAATATTATATTTATTAATATGACATATTTGAGTTTTAGGTAAAGGTTTAATTGTAGACATAAAAGTATATTTATCAATTTGCATAGTAGTATTAAATTTATAATCTAGTAAAATTATACCAATAATTATAATATTTTTATTTAAACATTTTGATAAATGTAATGGTGCTATAATATAATCTGTATCATATATTAAATTTTTAAAATCTATTTGAAAAATATTGCTATATACACTAATATTGTTTATCCAGAACTTAGATAAATCAGAATTTGTAAATGGTATTTGTAAAATATTATCTACATCTACATCTATAACTATATTTTTATCTAATTTATAATGTTCTAAAGTAGCTATAATATATTTTGTATATTCTCTAATATTTATAATTTTGTCTTTCCAATTTAAATTTATACCTAGACATTTCAAAGATAATAGTTCAAATTTAATCATTATATAGTAATTATATAGTAATTATATCTAGATACATATTTATTATTAATTATTTATTTATTTATTTAATTTTATTTTTATATTTCAATTTTGTTTATATATTTTTTGTATATAATTTGTTTGTAGTAAAATAGTAATATCATACATAAAATTAAAATCTTTATAAATAATAAATAATAAATATTAAGAAAATATTAAGAAAATATTTCTAATAAAATGTATTTATTATGTTCTATAACAGCTTTTCTCATAATAATTCTTATTATGTTAAAATTAAAAGAAAATTCAATTGAAGAAGGATTCTCAGGAGTTGCAGGGTCATTTGCAGGTATTAATAGTAATAGCGATACACCATGGACAATAGAAAAATCTACAAAATTAATAATAACTGATATATTACGCAAAATCATAAATGAAATTAATAAAAAAACAGGTATGTCTTATATATTTACAGCATATGACCAATTAGGACAAGAAGTTTTATGTCCTTTGAGAACACGTTTTACAGCTGATATATTTTTACATGAAATGCGCAACTTAGAAACACGTAGAATGATAATTAAATTCATAGTAAATTTTGCATCTAAAAAAGTTGATGTTGAATATATAAATCTTAGCAATGCATTTAAATTACCAGAAAAGCAATTTATGGATTATACATCTCCAGAACTAATTTTACAAGACGATAATTTATTAAAGAATGAATATCATATTATGGGACTAAATAAATCTAAAATTGATTTTTCTATATTACGAGATGACCAAGGGAGACCAAAGAAAATTCCTACCCCAACTGAGTTTAATAAATGGATTTTACCAATGGGTATTGACCATGCAAGTGGCAATCCACAAGCACTTTTTCCATCTAGACGACAAAGTAGATGTTGGGATACATCAGGTGCTAATTATATTGAATCGCAAACTGATTTGAAAATGGGAGTAAATAATTCTCCTATGATTAAAATGCCATACATATATGATAATCCTACAGTTAATAGACAAAAAGAATGGAATAGCGAATATAAAGGTATGTTTGATTTAGTTGATAGTGCTGGTAATGGAGGAGGCAGAGGTGTCGCAGGTAGCCCATAATTTAATTTGTATTTTATGTATTTTATATATTTTTTGTATTTTGTGTTCTTGCAAGTAATAATTGTTCTTTAGTTATATGTGGTTGATATATAAAAATATCAGAATCGCAAAAATAATCGTCTTCCGCACAACTACCATGTTTTTCAGGATTTAGTATATATGTTATACAAAACTCTGGAGTTAGAACTTGTGTTGTTAATAATTTACGTAATTCTAAATGACTAGCATTATATTCCAATATTTCTATATCATATTGATTTTTTTTAGATAGTTGTGAATTTGAAATATAAGGAATTTTATTTTCAGAATTACCTTTTTCCATAATGTTTTAGTATTTTAAATGTGCAAAGGTGTAAAATAAAAAATATTATAAATAAAAATATATATTATAAATAAAAATATATATTATAATTAAAAATATAATACATTCAAAAAAAATAATTTATATTTATTTATTTGAGGATAAACCTAATATATTCAAAAAAAAATTTAAACTAATTTATTTTAGGATAAGCCTAATATATAAATAATAAATTTTAAAATTGGTGTTTTAATTGTCTAACTGTGTAAAATAAAATGTCTATTTCAAAAAAAAGTAAAAATAGTTATAAATACAAGACAAATATTTTGTCTAAATCCAAAAAAAATTCTAGTTCCAAAAAACATTTAAATAAATATAGAATAAATAGTATAAAAACTAAAAAAATGAAGGGAGGAGCTATGGATCCTCATAATAGCACAAGACCTAATATTAAAATATTAAAAACAGACGATAATGTATTAAATAACGTTGATTTAAATAATCTACTTATATTGGAAAAAAAAATAAAAATTATTTTAGAATTATATAAAGTAAACTATTCAATTATTATTATTTTAGGAGCAAATAGTTCTGAAAAACATATTATAGATTTTGTAAATTTAAAAACAAATAGTATAGTAATTTGTTTTGCAAACATAGAGATAGAAAAAACAGACGCAGAAACACAACAAAAAACTGCTATGTATATAAATGAGAATAAAAATACGTGTAGTATTTCTTTTGTAGCAGATTTTAATAACATAGAAGTATGGCAAACACTACAAGATAACTTTAAAATAACAGAAATTATATGTGATTGGTCTGTTGCTAAATTTTTAAATAAAGAATATAATTTTATTAATGGTAAAATAATGGGTATTATATTTGATATATTAAAAATAACTGGTAAATATTATTCAGAATGTTGTTTTGATTCTTCAACTATTATAGAAACTAAAGCTAAAAAAACAATTACATTTAAAACAATACTACCGACATTTAAAACAATACCACATACATTTAAAAACATACCATGGACATACAAATATGTTTATGTACCTTTATATAATTTCCCTAATTTCTCTAATTTTAATAAAAAACCTATTAATAAAAAAAACAATAAAGTTGCAAAGTCGTGGAATGTCTTATTACCTCGAGAAAAGACTCAGGCAAGTGCTATACAATCTACTAAAAATAGTAAATATATTGATAAATATAAAGATCAATTAAAATCTGATATTCCAGTTAATTTTGAAATTGAATTTGTAACATGTAAAAAAGATGTCATTTATCCATTAATAAATGATAATATACAAACTCCATATACATATCCATTAATAAATGATAAGAGACAAACTCCATATACATATTTTGTTATAACAAAAAAAACAGATTCATGAATTTATAACATCATATTTAAATTATAAAACAATGGCAAAGTTTATTAAATGGAAAAATAAAATCAATTCAATATATAAGTTTAAAATTGCACGTTGGAAGCGGTTTTTTTGTAAGACAATTTATTCGTGATATATCTGATAGTATTCATATACCATTATTGTGTTATGATATACATAGAACTAGTATAGATTATTAGACATATATTCTAGATATAATTAAATTCTTTATAAATAAAAATATCTGAATAAAATAGTATTAGAGTTATAATGAATAAAATAAGTAAAAAATCGCATACTACTAAAAAATCGCGCACTACTAAGCATTCGCAGACAACTCAAAAGAAACAAAATCTAAAATATTGTTGCTCTGATAGAAAAAATAAAAAACAATGTGCAAAAATATATACTACATTAAATATTAATCCAAATCATAAACCAAAGTATGCCATTACAACTCTCCTTTTCGGAAGCGATTCATATTTGCCCGGTATCCTGCTACTTGGTTCAAGTATTAGACAAATATTACCCAAAGAATATGAAAAATATTTTACTTTATGTTGTATGGTTACTCCAGATATAAATAAATCTACTCGTGATATTATACTTAAAATATATGATAAATTAATTGAAGTTGATTATTTGCAAATTTCACCCCATTTAATAAAACATAAAGAAGAGAAAATTCGTAATATATATTCAAAAACATTTACCAAATTACGTATATTTGAAATGATTGAGTATGATAAAGTCTTATTTTTAGATGCTGATATAATTGTACTTAAAAAGGATATTTTTAGTTTGTTTAATCTAAATACTCCTGCTGTAGTATTTTTGGGTAAATTGAGTAATAAGCCAACCGAAAGATATTTTAAAGATTTTAATGAAGGACGTCTTTTTAAGCAATTCCAGAATAAATATTGTAATTGGAAAGGTAAAGAACTACATGGCAATCTTATACCTTATGATAAATATGAAAATGAAAATATAAGTAATGGTATGAATATTGAAACCTCTCTCCTACTTATTACACCCAGTAAATTTACAAGTAGCGAAATACAAAAATATTTACAAAATATTAAACATAAAAATATAAAAATTAGCGGCGATACCGAATTAATAAGTCGTTTCTTTAAAAATAAACTATATGCAATTGAACCTCGTTTTTTTGGCAGATGGGTAAATCCAGAAGAGCATCCAGAGTTAGTTGTATTAGATTTATATGGTAATGAAAAACCTTGGGATATTAAGAAATTTACAGAATTATTATTATTTATTGATGTTGGAGATATACCCTATTGGTGGAATACCTATATTAAATATTATGAAGAAGAATATAGTAAATATGATAATAAAATGTTAGATATTCTCTATAAAACAATTAAAGATGAGTATTATAATAAATATCATAATAAAATATATAATAAAGTTATAGAAATATTTACAAGTATATATGAAACCAATTATTGGGGAGATAACAATAATAAAAAATATAAAGGAACAAGTGGAGATGGTTCATCTATTGAATACAATAAAAATACTTATATACCTTTTCTAAGAAATTTTATAGAAAAATACAAAATTAAAACAATAGTTGATTTAGGTTGTGGTGATTTTCGTATAGGATTAACATTATATGATAAATTAAATATAGAATATACGGGTTATGATGCTTATGAAGGAGTTATTAATTTTAATAAAGATAAATTTAAGGAACATCCAAATTTTCATTTTATACATTCAGATTTTAGTGCAGAAGAATATAGAGAATATTTGGAAGAGGCAGATTTGTGTATTATCAAAGATGTGCTACAACATTGGCCCACAAAAAATGTAATTGAATTTATGGATTTTATTACAAAATCTAAAAAATATAAATACATATTACTTATTAATTGTTTTTTTAATATTGAAGCGCCAAAAAATGATTATAAATATAGAAAAGATATTATTTTAGGAGATGTCAGTTCTTTATCATCGTCAAGATTTCCATTAAATAAATATGGAGGTGAAATATTATATACATGGGATACAAAAGAAATATCATTGATTACATTGTAGGTTATAGGTATATAGTATATTGTATAAAAAATTAAATATTTTTTATTATTTTTATTTTTTATGTTATAAAATTAAATATATAATTATTGTAGTAAATAATAAATTTTATATTTTTTAATAATGATACAACAACCAGATTTTTTTTCAAAAAGTATTTCCCTAATATGTGTATTTTTATTTGTAATATTATTAGGTATATCTGCATATTTAGTTAGCACATTAAAAGGTAAAATTGATGATACTGAATTTACAATATCACAATCATTAGCATTTAGTGAAAAATTTTCATTAGTTAGTTTATTAGTAGTTGCATTTAGTATTCTATCTTATTTAATTTATTATAGAGGACATAAATATTTATTATTTAGATTATTTCTAAATTTAGTAATATGTGCATTTATAATTACAATTGTATGGGTAACAACATTTTATAGTAAACTTGACCATTATATTTTAGCAGGTATAATATTTATTTCAGTATTAGTAAGTATACTTTTAGATAGTTATTTATTATATAATGGATTAAAAATTAAAACAAAACAAAATAAAATTATTTTAATGTCAATACCTATATTAGCAATATTAGGTCTAATTGTTTTATTTATTGCTAAATTAAAAGTTGTTGAAGATAAAGTAGTACAATTATTTCCAATCTTTGAAAATTATATGATTGTAATAAAAGGTTTATCAATTATATCTCTTGGTTTTATATAATTTATTTTTTTTTATATTTTTTATTATTTTCTAAAATTAAATATATAATTATTGTAGTAAATAATAAATTTTATATTTTTTATAATGAGTAAATCAAAATCAAAATCAAAATCAAAATCAAAATCAAAATCAAAATCAAAATCAAAATCAAAATCAAAATCAAAATCAAAATCAAAATCAAAATCAAAATCAAAATCAAAATCAAAATCAAAATTAAATAATACATTTAAAACTAAAAAAAACACAAATTATCAAAAATATTGTTGTCTTGATAAACAAAATAGAAAAGAATGTGCAAATATATATACTACATTAAATTTAAAGGAAAATAAAAATCCTAAATATGCTATTGCATCTCTCCTTTTTGGTAGTGATTCATATTTACCTGGGGTCCTCCTACTCGGTTCAAGTATAAGACATTTCATTCCTAAAGCATATGAAAAATATTTTACTTTATGTTGTATGGTTACTCCAGATATAAATAAATCTACCCGTGATATTATACTTAAAATATATGATAAAGTAATTGAAGTTGATTATTTACAAATACCGCCACATTTAATTAAACATAAAGATTCTACTATTCGCACTATTTATTCAAAGGCATTTACTAAATTACGTATATTTGAAATGGTTGAGTATGATAAAGTATTATTTTTAGATGCTGATATGTTAGTTCTTAAAAAGGATATTTTTAGTTTGTTTAATCTAAATACACCTGCCGTTGTATTTATGGGAAAAATAAGTAATAATCCTGATGACAGGTATTATAAAGATTTTAAAAATTTAAAAAAAGGTAATCACTTTAAAAATTTTCAGAATAAATATTGTCATTTGAAAGGTAAAGAACTACATGGCAATCTTATACCTTATGATAAATTTGAAAATGAAACTACAAGTAATGGTATGAATATTGAAACATCCATCCTACTTATTAAACCTAGTAAATTTATGGGAACTGAAATTAATAATTATTTAGCAAATATAAAAGCAAAACAACAAAAAATAAACGGAGATACTGAATTAATAAGTCGTATGTTTAAAGAAAAATTATATGCAATTGAACCCCGTTTTTTTGGAAGATGGGTTGACCCAAAAGAAATGCCAGAATTAGTTGTTTTAGATTTATATGGAATTCATAAGCCTTGGGATATGAATAATTTGAAAGATTTATTAAAATATATTGAAATTGGTGATATTTCTTATTGGTGGGATATGTTTCTTAAATATTATAAAAGCACATATAAAATGTATGAAAATAAACTGTTGGATAGTTTATATGAAAAATTAAAAAATAAAAATAAAAATAATTTCATTGATATTTTTACACTTATATATGAAACTAATGAGTGGGGTGATAATAATAATCCCAGTTATGAAGGTTCAAGTGGATGGGGTTCATCTATAGAATATAATAAAAATAATTATATACCTTTTATAAGATCATTTATAGAAAAATTTAAGATAAAAACAATAGTAGATTTAGGTTGTGGAGATTTTCGTATTGGAAAATTATTATATCAAGATTTAGACATAGATTTTACAGGTTATGATGCTTATGAAGGTGTCATAAATTTTAATAAGGATAAATACAAGGAACACGAAAATTTTCATTTTATACATTCAGATTTTAGTGCAAAAGAATATAGAGGAGATTTAAAAGAAGCAGATTTATGTATTATAAAAGATGTATTACAACATTGGCCTAATAATCATATTATTGAATTTATGGAGTATATTACAAATTCTAAAAAATATAAATATATATTAATCATAAATTGTTGGAATACTACACCGGAAAATACCAAATATAGAAAAGATATAAAAATAGGAGAATTTAGTGATTTATCTGCAGCAAGATATCCATTAAATAAATATGGAGGCAAAATTATATACAGATGGGATACAAAAGAGGTTTCACTTATAAAATTATAAGAATTAATAATTTTTATTTTTATTTTTTGTATTTGTGATAAATAAAATATAAATAAATACAAAATCTAATAAAATTACATTATAAAATATAATAATTTATTCCTTATAATTTACTCCTTATAAACTTTTCCATACTATTTTCAAAATATTTTTTATCATCTAAAAACATTTGTCTACCATTTTCTCCCATTTTTCTTAATTCATATTTATGTTTGATGCACCAAATTATACTATCACGTAATTCATCCATATCTGGATAGGCTTCCGAAAAATTAAATTTAGTTTCTTTGTAATTTTGTTTTATAAATTTATTTTTTTTCTTTAAGACTATACCATTACCACTACCACTACTACTCTTATCATCCTTATCATCCTTATCAACTACTAATTCATTCATAGGTGGATAATCTAATGTAATAATAAATTTTTTCATATATCTGGCTTCATTAATATAATGCCCATATCCTTCTTTATTGCTAATACAAATAGCTACATTTGCTTTGGTAATAATATCAATAAAATCAGAATATGGATAAATTGGTTTAAAATAGATTGTCATATTTTTATAAGTAGCAGTATTTGTATTATAATTCATATTTACTTCAGGGTCTTTTTCAAAATCATATTTATGATAAGATTTTAATATTCCATTAAACCACAAAAAACAATTTCTAAAACAAGTTATGACTAATTTTATATCTGGGTCAATCTTTAAAAATCCTTTATTCTTTATCCAACACATAACTAATTCAGGTGTATTTTTAAAACTTGATCTACCTCCTAAATGCATAAATAAGTTAGGGTCTATTAATTTTTTAATATATGTTGGGTCATTATTATCAAATACATTTATAAATTCTTTTCCAATTATAGAAGTAAATTTAGTATATATTGTTTCATATTTATATTTTCTTGTATATTTATTTTCATTTTTAATAAAATTAAATGCATTTTCACAAATTTTAGTTTTACATAATACAAAATCTATACTTTTCAATTCATCATATTTATCATATAAAAAAACACCTTTATATTCATTATTTTTATGTGTTTTATATCTTCTTTTAGTTTTACTACTACGTTTACTACTACTTTTACTACTGATATCATTACCATTATCATTACCATTATCATTATCATTACCATTATTGTTATCTTTGGTATGAATATTATAAAGATCACTTTTTGTTTCAATAAATATTTCATTATTTGGCATAAATAAATGTGTTTTTGCTGGAAATATAGTTTTACAATTAAATGGTAATGTTTCTATAAATAGATTTATATCATAATATTTTTCTATGTGATTATGATTTATATCTTTTATTGTTTTAAAATCTACTTTATAATTTTGTTTAATAAATTCATTTTTATATATTTTTGCATCATTTTCTAAACTTTGTGTATAAAACATTATTATTCTAACTGTTTTTTGCTTTTGTTTTTGGTTTTGTAATTTAGGTTTTGTTTTACTAGTTTTTATAGTATAGGACTTTTGTGTTTTATTTTTTATTGTTTTTATTGTTTTTATTGTTTTCTTTATTTTAGTTTTCTTAGTATATTTACTTTTAACCATTTATAATAAATATTTACTAATATTTACTAATATTTAATTTATAGTAATATAATTAAAATGTATTAAAAATAATAAAATAATCAAAATAACAAAATAATTAAAATGTATTTAAAAATAATCAAAATAATCAAAATAATTTTCTAATTTTATTTATTACAGCATTAGTATTTATATAAATATTAGTTAAATTAATAGGGTTATTAATATCATTAGTATTAGTATTATCATTAAAATACCCATTTGCATCTTCGATTAATATTTCCTTATAACCTATACCAAATAATTGTGATAAATTATAATACTCAGCCTTATGATAAATAAGTTTTTCTTTCTTTTCGTCAAAAGTATATTTATTAATCACTTTATTTCTATTTTCGCAATCTGTTTTATAAGTACATTTTCCTGTATAATGACAATCACATACAGGATCACAAAACCAATATTTTCTAAAACTAACCTCCATTATTGTAGCAATTTTAGGTAGTAAAAATAAATTTGTAAATGCTGTTCCATGACAGGCAATTAATATTTTGACATCTTTTAAGAATTCAGCCTGTTCATCAAAACTGGTATTATCAAAACTGGTGCTTTTAAATGGTATATTGAGTTTTTTCAATTCCTTAGCCAAAATATCATGGACGAATACATTTTTATTATTTTTTACCTTTTCATCATTATCGTAAAGAATACGATTATTTGTTCTTATTATAAATCCTACTTTATATTCATTCGTATTATTAATTGCAAATTCATTAATACCAAGATTCATTTTAATTGTACTTGCTAGAGATAAAAAATCTTTAACTGTAATAGGTATTTTATCTGGACTAACATCTAGCTTAATATACTTACTAAGACCTGTTGTTAATTTACTTAGTATATCATTTTCATTTTCAAATTCTTTAAATTCAATCTCTTTACTATCTTTACTATCTTTACTATCTTCATTATCTTTAATATCTTCTAAAAGTTTAACTTTTACTTTATTTGAAATACTTATTTTATCAATATAATTATCATACATATCATTTGTAAAAGGTTTTGATAAGGTAAAATTATCTAATGATGATTTATTAAGTTTTACAGTATTAGTGTCTTTGTATTTAACAAGTGTAGTATCTATAGTATTATTAAGACCATAGATATAATCTGTATACTCATTGTTTTTTTCTAATAATACTGCTAAAGCATGTTTATTATAAGGTAATTTATTATATTCAAACATATTTATTAATTTTGTTAAATTGGTAATATCTTTTTGTTTCATGACTTGTGGTTTAATAATCATATTACCTTTTGAATCTGTATCAATAGCATTTAATATATAATTATTAACCATTTCAAAATAACCAACAAAAATACTTTCTAATTTATTTGCAAGATTAGAAACTTTAAACTGAAGAGTAATATCTTTCATAATTTCATCTAGTTCAGGTATACTTATATCTTCAATATAATAAATGGGTGTTATTTCTTTTATTTCTCTTTTTTCTGATTTTTGTTTTAATGATGTTTTAGTATTATATTTTTCATTATCATCTATTTTATTATAGAATAGTGAGTGATTAGGATTTTTTTCTGTATAATCTTCATAATAATCTAATACATCACATATATCATATGTATATTCTATTGTTTCTATTGCAATATCTAGTAATTTATTAATTAATTCATTACTTATATTATTTTTGTATCCAGAACACTTTATATAATATTCTGGAACACCTATTAGTAGATTTTGATTTATATCATTATCAATAATATCAACAGTTTTAAAACTATATGATAGAATAGCTAATATTTTCTTAATAACTGGTATATTAACATTTACTATAGTCCAAAATAGTAATAAAGTTCCATCTTTAGAAATATTTTTTAATGACATTGCAATTGTAGATATTATATTAGGTATTTCTAAAGTCATTTTATAACTTGCTGATAAACCTAAACCTAAAATATATCCTAAATGACAACTTATTGTATCATATTTATGTTTTGGTATAGATACATTATTTTCTTCATTATTATGTTTTAAATTTATTAAAAATTGTTTATAAATATCTAAATCAAATGATGAATATAATAAATTATTTGTATAATTATTACTATCTTTTAATTCATTCATATATCTATTAATATTTGGAATAAATGTTTTACTTGAATTATAAAATAAAATTATATCTAAATTTATATTTTTTTTAGTGTGTATTAAATATTTAATTTTGCCCATTGTATTTGTAATTATTAAATTTTTTTTATTTTTATTATAATTATTAATTATAAAAATTGTAAAGTAAAATCCATAATGTTTATTTTTAATTTTTTTTTGTATTATATTATTATATTGTTGGTCTATATTTGAATAGATAAATTTAATATTGCAAATATTTGTATTATTATAATTTAAATAATTAAATAATAAATTTTGATTTATTATATTAAATTTATTATATGTATAATTAAATAAATAATTGTATTTTTTATAATATTTATCATTAATTTGATTTACATAGTTTATCATTTTAATATATATTTTAATGTATCTATAATATATTAATATATAATTTATGTTGTTTTAATTAAATTATAATTTAATTGTTTATAATAATTATAATTATTTTTTAAATTATTTATAGCATCATCAATAAAAATGTCTTGTATCATAAAACTACCAGTTTCTGTCTTTGGATAATTTCTTTTATAATTTTGTTTTTTTATAATATGAAAATGTAAGCAATAAAATCTTAATTGCATAGTTTGATGTAAATAACATAAATAATTATTATTAGAATATTTTTGTTTTACTTCGTTTAATATAGATAAACTTGTTTTATCTAAATCTAAAAAATTACCTAAATATTTAGGAATATTATTTTTTTCATTATAATTATATGGAACTATATATATTATTATTTTATGATCATTATTATCTATACTTTCTATAATAGTATAACCACTATTACCTATATTATAATATGCACAATTAATAATTACTTCTAACGGCAAACAATTACGAAATTCACAATTATTAAATTTATTTTCATAAGTAATTCTATTACAACCTAAATTTATTGGTCGATTATGTTTTAAATTATCAATATATTTATTTAAACCTTGAGTATATTGAAATCCAATAATATGATTTGTATATCTATATGGTTTAGTTTTTGTATATAAATTTTGTATTTTACCTAATTTATTAGGTATTAATAATTCTGTTTCATAATAATATGATAAATCTATTTTATTTGGTATTTTTTTATTATTTCTTATCATTAATGGATTCTTATTAAATAAATTTTTATAATCATCTTTATCTAATTCATTATTACTAACTATTCTAAAAATATTATTTTTATCTTTAAATTTAATTGTATTATCATTAAATGTTTTAGATAATACTTTTTCATTTAATTCATTAATAATAGAATCTAACATATTTACCATATTAGATTCTATTACTAATTTATAAAATTTTACATTTTTACCATCACCATCATCATCATAACTATATATAAATGTATAATTTTGTTGATGTGTTTTAAACATTAATATAAATCTTATTTTATTGTTAGATTGATTTTCATTAAATATTTGTTTAAGTTTTTGTTTGTCTTCTGTTAACTTTTTATATGTACTTTTTGTACTAAAGCTAAGCTCAAATGGTTTATGATTACTACCAACTACCTGCATAGATGTATTTCTTTTTAATTCTTGCGCTCTTCTTAATTTTTCTTTTTCATATAAACAAAAAACTAAATCACTTCTAGACTCATTAGGTTTTCCAACTTCATATTTACTACAATCAGTACTTTGTGGTGGTAATTTAATATTAAACTTATGTTCATTAGTAATTTTATAATCTCTAATTTCATATTCAAGTCTAACATCTTTTAAAAAAGGATTACCTGAATTACTAATTAAACCACAAGCATATATAAGTTCTTCTAGAGTAATACTATTTTTATAATTATGTGCTTTATTTGATATATTGCTCATAGTATGTACGTACTCAGTGACAATATGAAAAAACTCACCATATCTATGACGTGAATACCATAATTTATATTCATTGTCAAATGGGTCTGTTTCATTACCTTTGCCATTATTATATTCATCAGGACTTAATATACCAAACCTATATGGTAATTCATGTTTAATTAACTTTTCTATTCGTTTAAGTATATTTTGGTGTACAAGTTTTAATTCTTTAACATTAAATATAAATGGTTCTAAAGAATTATTAGTATTTTTTCTAAATACTAAAAATACATATTTAATTTGTGTCATAAATTTAGGTAGGTATTTATCTCCTATTTTTTGAAAATATGCTTCTGCATTTTTTATAAAATTAATTTTAAAATTTTCATAATCTGGATTATCAGGTGTATCTTTATATAATTCTTCATATCTTTTTTCAATATATTCAAATATTTCTTCTCTTAAACTCATATATAAATCACTTGCACGATATGTTGTTGATTTGTCAGGGGAGTTTTTATATTCTTTAAATAATTTTAAAAACAATTCAATATTTGTTCTTTCTTGGTCTTGATGAACGTTATCTAATTCTACTTTCATAGTTTCATTTTGCCAAAAATTTAATATAATTTCTTTCATATTTCTGTTTGGATATCCGCATATTACATATGTTTCTCCATCAAATTTAGATTCAACTCCAGATTCAACACCAGATTCAACTCCAGATTCAATTCCAGATTCAACTCCAGATTCAACTCCAGATTCAATTCCAGTTTCAACTCCAGATTCAAGACTAGGTTCAGCACCAGTTTCAACTCCAGATTCAAGACTAGGTTCAGCACCAGTTTCAACATCAGATTCAACTTCATCTCCACTTTTACCATTATTTAAAAATTCATCTACAATAATATAATTTTCATCTAATTCACCTAAATCACAATTATATTTTACATCAATAAATTTTAATAATTCAGATGCATTTAAAATAGCTATACCAGTTTTATTTTTACTTTGCATATATTTTGTATTTAATTCTAAATATTTCTCTAGCCATAAAGCATTTTGCATTACCCAACTCATATTATTATCAGTTATATGTAATTCAGTAGTTGCATTACTAGTTGCATTACTAGAAACAACATTATCTGTATGTTTAATAGTATTTGTTCTATATTTAACTTGTTCTTCTATTTTTGTTTTATCTTTTTCATCAAAAGGTTTTTCTAATAATGTTTTCAATTCTTCTTTTTTCATATTAAATAATTCTTTATTACTCATCTTAACAACTGGTTTACGTTTATCAGTTGATAAGTTTATTAATTCTGTATTTAATTCTGCTATTTGGTCATCATATTCTTGTTTTTCTAATGCTGTTTGATTTTTAGGTCTATTCATGTTTAATAATTCTATTTTGTGTTTTATTCTTTTTATTTCCTCATCAAGTTTATTTTTATCTATATGTTTTTTATCATGTGTTTCTATTAAATCAAATTTTTCTGGTTCTTCAAATTTTTCTTCATAAACAGTAATCCAATTAGCATATTCTCTACTTTTAAAACTAAAAGATGCACCTGCAGGTTTGTCTGTAATAATTAGTGATGGAAAATCTATAAATCCTAAATATGAATTACCTTGTGTATCACTACTAATTGATATTTTACCAGTATTTATAGCAAGTTGCATGATATCTACATTTAATTCTAAAGGAGTAATATCAAATAATTTACCAGTTTCTTTATATTTTACATCTTTAGTACTAGAAATTTTATATTCCATACCAATAAGTTGATTATTAGGTGCATATGCTCTATATGCTTCAACTGTATAATTTAGTGGTTCATCTTGTGATTCATCTTGTGGTATTAATTTTAAATATATATATGAACTATGAGCATCAAAATAGTCATCTTTTGGATATTCACATTTATATTTTTCAAATTCAAAATTAGGAATATTTACATCTTCTTGTATTGGATTTAAACAAACATAATATGCTTGTGATAAAAATTTTTTACTTATTTTATCTTTATTAGTGTTTGTTTTAGTCATATTTGGTCTTCGATATGGTGGAACATATTTAAGTGCAGATTCAAGTGCAAGTGCATGTACAGTATTTGCACCTGCACCACCTTTTAATATTTTCCTACTACATTTAATTTTTTTATTATTTAATTTACGACTATATTTTTTCATATTTCTTTTTATTTTTGTTTTCATTTTTAATTTATATATATTATACTATACTATATAAATATTTAATAAAAAACATAAAAACATAAAACATAAAATATAAAAAATAATTAAATAAAAACTTAAAAAACTTATAATTTATTCCTTATAATTTATTTCTTATAAACTTTTCCATACTATCTTCAAAATATTTTTTATCATCCAGAAACATTTGTCTACCATGATTTCCCCATTTTCTTAATTCATATTTATGTTTGATACACCAGATTATACTATCGCGTAATTCATCCATATCTGGATAAGCTTCTATAAATTTAAATTTAGTTTCTTTGTAAGTCTGTGTTGAAAATTTATTTTTTTTCTGTAAGACTAAACCATTACCATTACCACTCTTATTATTTTTATCAACTACTAATTCATTCATTGGTGGATTATCTAATGTAATAATAAATTTTTTCATATATCTAGCTTCATTAATATAATGTCCATATCCTTCTTTACTACTAATGCAAATAGATACATTTGCTTTAGTAATTATATCAATATATTTTTTAAAAGGTTGTAGTGGTTTAAAATAGATTGTCATATTTTTATAAATAGCAGTATTTGTTTTATAATTTATATTTACAGCAGGATCTTTTTCAAAATCATATTTATAAAAAGATTTTAATAAGTTATTAAACCAAAATGAACAATACTCAAAACAAGTTATTACTAATTTTATATCTGGGTCAATATTTAAAAATCCTTTATTTTTAATCCAACAATAAATTAAATCTGCAGTATTTTTAAAAGATGATTGACCTGCTAAATGCATAAATAAGTTAGGGTCTATTAAATTTTTAATATATGTTGGGTCATTATTATCAAATATATTAATAAAATCTTTGCCAATTATAGACGTAAATTTAGTATATATTGTTTCATATTTATATTTTCTTGTATATTTATTTTCATTTTTAATAAAATTAAATAAATTTTCACAAAGTTTAGTTTTACATAATATAAAATTTAAACTTTTTAATTCTTCATATCTATCATACAAAACTATACCTTTGTAGTCATCATTTTTATGTTTTTGATATCTATTTTTAGTTTTACTACTTTTACTACTTTTACTACTAATATTATCATTATCATTATCATTATTATTTTTAGTATGAATATTATAAATATTACTATTTGAGTCAATAAATATTTCAGTATTTGGCATAAATAACTGTATTTTTGCTGGAAACATAGTTTTACAATTAAATGGTAAGTCTTCTACAAATAGATTTATATCATAATATTTTTCTATATGATTATGTTTTATATCTTCTATTATTTTAAAATCTACTTTATAATTTTGTTTAATAAATTCATTTTTATATATTTTAGCATCATTGTCCTTACCAGGTGAATATAAGAATATTATTCTAACTGTTTTTTGTACTATAGATTTTGTTGATTTTGTTTTACTATTTTTTATAGAATAGGATTTTTGTTTTTTAGTTTTAATTGTTTTATTTAGTTTAGTTTTCTTAGTATATTTACTTTTACCCATTTATAATTACTAATATTTACTAATATTTAATTTATAGTAATAAAATTAAAATGTATTTAAAATAATCAAAATATTTAAAATAATTAAAATAATCAAAATAATCAAAATAATTTTCTAATTTTATGTATTAAATCATTAGTATCTATATAAATATTAGTTAAATTAATAGGGTTATTAATATCATTAGTATTAGTGTTAGTATTAGTATTATCATTAAAATACCCATATGCATCTTCGATTAATATTTCTTTATAACCTATGCCAAATAATTGTGATAAATTATAATATTCAGCCTTATGATAAATAAGTTTCCTTTTCTTTTCATCAAAACTATATTTATTAATCACTTTATTTCTATTATGACAATCTGATTTATAAGCCCATTCCCCCGTATAATGATTTTCACATACAGGATCGCAAAACCAATACCTTCTAAAACTCACTTCCATTATTGTAGCATTTTTAGGTAGTAAAAATAAATTTGTAAATGCAGTACCATGACACGCAATTAATATTTTTACATCTTTTAAGAAATCAGCCTGTTCTTCAAAACTGGTATTATCAAAACTGGTGCTTTTAAATGGTATATTGAGTTTTTTCAATTCCTTAGCCAAAATATCATGGACGAATACATTTTTATTATTTTTTACTTTTTCATCATTATCATAAAGAATACGATTATTTGTTCTTACTATAAAACCTACTTTATATTCATTTGTATTATTAATTGCAAATTCATTAATACCAAGATTTATTTTAATTGTACTTGCTAGAGATAAAAAATCTTTAACTGTAATAGGTATTTTATCTGGACTAACATCTAGCTTAATGTACTTACTAAGACCTTTTGTTAATTTAGTTAGTATATCATTTTCATTTTCAAATTCTTCAAATTCAATTTCTTTACTATCTTTACTATCTTTACTATCGTCATTATCTTTATTATCTTCTAAAAGTTTAACTTTTACTTTATTTGTAATACTTACTTTATCTATATAATTATTATAAATATCAATTGCAAAAGGTTTAGATAAGGAAAAATTATCTAATGCTGATTTATTAAGTTTTACAGTATTAGGGTCTTTGTATTTAACAAGTGTATTATCAATTGTATTTGTAAGACCATAGATATAATCTGTATACTCATCTTTTTTTTCTAACAATACTGATAAAGCATGTTTATTATAAGGTAATTTATTATATTCAAACATATTTATTAATTTTGTTAAATTAGTAATATCTTTTTGTTTCATGACTTGTGGTTTAATAATCATATTACCTTTTGAATCTGTATCAATAGCATTTAATATATAATTATTGACCATTTCAAAATAACCAACAAATATCCCTTCTAATTTATTTGCAAGATTAGAAACTTTAAACTGAAGAGTAATATCTTTCATAATTTCATCTAATTCAGGTATATTTATATCTTCAATGTAATAAATGGGTGTTATTTTTTTTTCTTTTGTTTCTGATTTTTGTTTTAATGATATTTTAGTATTATATTTTTCATTATCATCAGTTTTATTATAGAATAATGAGTGATTTGGATTTTTTTCTGTGTAATCTTCATAATAATCTAATACATCACATATATCATATGTATATTTTATTGTTTCTATTGCAATATCTAGTAATTTATTAATTAAGTCATTACTTATATTATCTTTATATCCAGAACACTTTATATAATATTCGGGAACACCTATTAATAAATTTTGATTTATATCATTATCAATAATTTCAACTGTTTTAAATCCATATACTAATAGAGATAATATTTTTTTTATTACTGGTATATTAACATTTACAATTGTCCAAAATAGTAATAATGTTCCATCTTTTGCAATATTTTTAAGAGCCATTGCAATTGTAGATATTATATTAGGTATTTCTGTAAGAATTCTATAACTTGCTGTAAAACCTAATGCATAAATATAACCAAAATGACAACTTATTAAGTCATATTTTTTTTTTGGTATCAAAATATTATTTTCTTCATTATTATTTTTTAAATTTTTAAGAAATTGTTTATAAATATCTATATAATGCGATGCATAAAAATTATTTATATTATTAAATTTTTTATATTTTTGTAAATTATGTTCTATTTGTTTTATATTATATGAAATATATTGATATAATATTATATCAATATTTTTATATTTTGTATAATTATTAATATTTTGTGTAGAACTTAATGTATTACTTATGTGCAATACATTTTTATTATTTTTATTATTTAATTTATTAATTATAAAATGTTCTGTAGATAATCCTATAATAAAATAATGTGATTTAATATTTTCGGTAAATAAAATTTTTTTATAAATATTTTCTTTTATTTTATATGTATTATTGCATAATATTTTAAATTCAGTATTTAATGATAAAATAAAATTAAATAATAATTCATAATTTATTTGATTAAATTTATTTATATTATAATAAAATATATAATTATATTTTTTATAATATTTATCATCTAAAATTTTTTTTATAATCATTGTTTAAATACTTATATTATACTTATATTATTGTTTTATTATATTATAATTAATATTTTTATAATAATTATTATTTATTTCTATATTATTAATTAAATTATTTAAATATATTTCTTGAATTATAATTGTACCCATATTAATCTCTGGATATTTTCTTTCATATAAATATTGTCTTGGTATAATATGTATATGTAAACAATAAAATTGAACTGATAATGCCATATGAAAAAAACAAGTATTATTTTTATTTTCATATAAAGACTGTATTTTATATAAAATTGGTAATGATGTATAATCTAAATCAAAAACATTACCTAAATATTTATGAGTTTGTTTAGAAGTATTTAAATTAGAAGGTAAAATCCATATAATAATTCTATTATCATAAAATGTTTCAATTATATTATAACCAAGAGTATTATCATCATAATAAACATTATTTATTAATATTTCATTATTATTACATATTTCAATATTACATTTATCACCTTTTAATATAGGATTAAATTTTAAAATTTTAATATGATTTATATAAATATCACTTCTATTTAAATAATTATCAATTAATATTGGATATTTAATTGATTGATTAAATAAATTATCTACAAGTACATTAGGTTGATTATTTTTTAATAATTCAGATAAATAATATTCTTTTAAATTACATTCACTAAGATTTTTATTTATTTTAATATTTTTTAAATTAATTGGATTATATTTAAATATATTTTTATAATCTTCATGTGTTAATTCTTTACATAATAAGATTTCAAATAATTTATTTTGTTCTTGTTTTTGAAATGTAATTATATTAGATTTTATACTATTTATTTTTGTAATTATTAAATCTAAATTATTACTCATATAACTTTTAAATGCTATTTTATAAAATTTATTTTCATATTTATATATAAATAAATATTCATTTCTATTAAATTTAAATACTAATACAATAACAGATATTAAAAAAGTATGTATATTTTTTAGTATCTCTTTATTATCTTTTTCTTCTTTTTTTTCTTCTATTTTTTGTATTTTTAAATCATTATATTGTTTAAAAACATCATCAGCTCTATTTTTAACTATATTTTTATTATTTTTTATTTTTTTTTGAGTTATTAAATATTCTCTAATTAAATAATTAATTTTTAAATTTTTATTAAATTCATTATAACTACAAGAATAACTTAATTCTTCTAGAGTAATAGTATTTATATAATGATGTGGAAAATTGAATATATTTGACATAGTATGTAAATATTCTGTTTTTATATGAAAAAAAGTACCATATTTATAATATGAATAATATAATTTATATTCATTTATATCTGTATTATCTGATAAATACTCTGTTTCAGTTATAATATTAAATATTTTAGAAATATTTTTTTTTATAATTACATTTATTCTTTCTAAAATAATTTTATTTTTTAAATCTAATTCTTTAAAATTAAAAATTGCTGGTATTAATTTATCTTTTTCTTTTTTAAAAATTAAAAACACATATTTTATATTTATATTAAGTTTATTTAAATAAATGTCTGCAATTTTATTATAATATTCAGCAAATAAGTTTTTAAATGTATTTTCAAAATCTTTATATTTATCATCTTTTGTGTTTATAAATTTATTATTAAAATAATTAATTAGATATATCCAGTCTTGTTGTCTAACTTTATAATATAATTTAAAATAATCTTTTTTATTTTTATGTAGTAATACATCTTGTGGTAATACATCTGGTGGTAATACATCTGGTGGTAATACATCTGGTGGTAATATATCTGATGGTAATACATCTGATAGTAATACATCTGATGGTAATACATCTGATGGTAATACATCTGATGGTAATACATCTGTTGGAAATACATCTTTATACTCTTTATTACTATTATAAAAGTCTACTAATAAATTACCTAAATTTTTTCTTTGTTCTTGATGAACTTTATCTAATTCTGCTTTCATAGTTTCATTTTGCCAAAAATTTAATATAATTGCTTTCATTTTTTTATCTGGATATCCACATATTACATATGATTCATTATCTCCACCTTCTCCATTATTTACAAATTCATCAACAATTATATATTGTTGTGATAATCCAGATAAATCACATTCATATTTTGTTGAGTTTAACATATAATGTTTCTCTAAGTTTTTTATACTTTTACCACCTAATTCTAAATATTTTTCTAGCCATAAAGCATTTTGCATAACCCAACTAATATCTTCACTAATTATATGTGGTTTAGTAGTAGTTGATGGTTCATTAGTAGTTGGTTCATTAGTAGTTGGTTCATTAGTAGTTGGTTTGTTAAGTGGTTCATTAGTGGATGTATTACTAAAAACATCCGTATATTCATCTTCTTTATCATCTTCTATTCTAACATATGCTCTATATTTAACTTGTTCTTCTATTTTTGTTTTATCTTTTTCATCAAAAGGTTTTGTACCTTCTAATAACTTTCTCATTTCAGCTTGTTTCATAACAAATAATTCTTCATTGGTTATCTTATTAACTAAAGCAATATTGACAAGGTCACCTTTTAATTTTGTTAATTCATCTTTTGATTTTTCTATTTTAATTGGGTCTATGTTTGTTCTAATTGTTTTCATTTCTTCTAATATTCTAATTTTTTCTTCTAATATTTTAATTTCCTTTTCAAGTGTATTTTTATCTATATGTCTTTCATCATGTGTTTTTATTAAATCAAATTTTTTATCTGGTTCTTCAAATTGTTCTTCATAAACACTAATCCAATTAGCATAAGTTCTACTTGTAAAACTAAACGATGTACCAGCAGGTTTGTCTTTAATGACTAATGATGGAAAATCTATAAATCCTAAATATGAATTACCTTGTGTATCACTACTAATTTCTATTTTACCAGTATTTATAGCAAGTTGCATGATATCTACACTTAATTCTAAAGGAGTAATATCAAATAATTTACCAATTTCTTTATATTTTGGTTCATTAGTAGATACAACTTTATATTCTATACTAATAGATTGATTAGTTGGAGCATATACTCTATATGTTTCATTATTTACACCTGATATTTTTTCATACAAATATGAAATATGGTCTACATATTTTGCATCTTCTTTATAAAAACATTTATATTTTTTAAATTCAAAATTACGATCTACATTCATTGATTCTTTTTTATAATACTCACGTAAGATTCCTTCTTCTTTTGTAAGAGATGGATTATTATATATTATATTGTTTTTAGTAGTATGATTTCGTATTGGTATTTTAAATGAAAGTGGTGCATAATTTTGTAAATTTTTTTCTTTCATTGTAAGAGATGATTTATGAGAGTTTGTGTTTGGGTTAGTAGTATGATTTCGTATTGGTATTGTAAATGAAAGTTTTTGTAGAGGGTTTGTTTTTGCACCCCCTATCAATAACTTACGACTATATTTTGCTATTTTATTTTTTAATCTACTATTACATTTTTTACTCTTATATTTTCTAATTTTACTTTTTCTAATAGAAACCATTTTTAATATACTATAATAAATATATATATAAATTTATAAAATTTAAAACTAAACAAAACTAAACAAAATTTAAAACTACCCAAAAATAATTTACCTAAACAAAATTATATTTTTTAATCCATTCTTTATATTTTGGTATTAATATATCATCACTTTTATCTTTTACAATAACACTATCACATTCTAGATACTTGTTTGTTTTTTTATATTGTTCTTTATTTTTAGTTGTAATACTTTCACTTTTATTTTTAAAACAAGTTAAATATAAATTTTCTTGTTCTATTGTATTTGAATTGAGTTCCGCCATTAATTTAAGAAAAATGTTAATTTGTTTAATAAATGATTCTGGAATATGTTCCCTATCAATGATTGAATGATTTACTTTAAAATTTTTTAGAATAGTAAATAATCCTTCTAATTGTTTATAATTTATTTCCTTAAAACCTTTACCAACAATATAAAATTCATTACTCTCCGGATTACTGCTATGAGGTTTGTATAAATTAATACTTTCAAATGTACTATAATATAAATATAATACGCTTATAAAAAAACCACTTTGTTCATAAATTTGTTCTATATTAGTATTATTATTACTATACATTTTTTCATCATTATAGGAAATATAGTTTTTAATACAACAAGAACCGCCTTTACTACTACATGCAATAGTTATAATTGCTTGTGCTAATATTTGTTTTTGAAAATTTAATATATTACTTTCTAAATTATCACTATTTGCACTATTTACACTATTAAGAGTATTAGCAGTATCTAATTCTATACCATCACTAATAATTAAATCTAAAACCTTATTATTTTTACTATTAGCTAACCATAATTTTTTAACATAATCACTATACCATTTAATATTATTTATATTTGTAATATCACCTGTATTATCAAATCCTCCTAACAATTTATCATAATTATTAATAAGATTAATACTTGAAGATTTTATATTTGGCATTATCATTCTCCAGTCATAATCTTTAATTGTTTGATATTTTGTATCTAGAATATATTTTATACTATGTGTAATTTGTTCAACTGAATTACATATATACAATACTTTGAAAGCACTATTTGGTGTTAATTTCTTATGTTCTGAAATAATATTAAAATTTTTCATTATTTCAAATATACTTACAAAATCATCATTATTTTTGTCATATTTAATAAAAGAAGATGATGTGCTATGCAATTTATTATTTTTGTCTTGTAAAATATTATTAATTGTATAATTAGATTGATTTATATAAATAGGTATTGTATTTACAAATATATTTTTATATAATTTTCTTAATAGATTTAATCTCCAATTATTCAAACCATTATTTACATAATTTTTCAAAATTATAATAGTATTTACATCGCCTTTTGTATATTTCCATATAGCCATTATTTCTTTTACAAAAATATGAAATATATTAACATTATCATTATAATAAGATACAACTATTTTTTGTTTTTCAATATTATTATAATTATTATAATTATTATTTTGTATTTGTGAATTTAATTTAGTTTTGTATCTAGAACTGTTTTTGCTTTGTGTTATACTTTTTATTATATTTTTTGTGTTTTTTTGTGAATTTAATTTAGTTTTGTATCTAGAACTATTTTTACTTTGTAGTTTACTTTTCGATGTGCTTTTCTTTTTTGTAGAAGTCATATTTATGTATTTATATAGTTATATAGTTATTTTATTATATTTACAATATACTAATATAAAAATTATACTAATATAAATTTAAATATAAATTTTAAAAATAAGATTAAAAACTATAAGATTAAAAAATATTGCAATAAAAAATTCAATCATCTAAATTAATTCAATAAAATTATTTTTAAATTCATCATAATCTGCCCTTGATTGTTTAAATGCATTTTCACCTAAATGCCGTTTTTGTTCCGGTGTCATAGATAATATTCTATTAATAGTATGATATAAATCATTGGGTGTTGTTTTAAATGTACCATAGAGAAATTTATTATAAAATATAGATGTTGAAAAATATTGAGACCAACCATAAGGCAATAGTTCTCTCATTTTTGGACCATTATATGCCTTTACTAATATACCCGTTTCATTATCTTTAATTAATTCATTCATAGGTGGAGCATCCATAGTAACAACGACGGATTTTGCCCTGCGTCCCTCATCTATATATTGTCCCCACCCTTCTATTAAACTGGGACAAAGATGTACGTCAGCTACAGATTGTAAGAAACGTATTACATTTATATCTAACATTGTAATATTATAGAAATAAACTGAACCTTTATTTTCAAATTGTGGCATATGTGTAGTTGTATTGGTAAGTTCTTTCCATTCTGCCCATTTCTTTAATACAGGTTCTGGCAAATCTTTTAATTTTGGTTTTAATAATTTCCAATAATTGAATAATTTAGTATTACCACCAGATTGATTATATCCTGTTATTATTAATATTTCATTAATATTTTTAGTTAACCATGTAGCAATTACAGTTTGGGTACCTTTTAATGGACTTGCTCCTACAATATGTATAAATAAATTTGGTAATTTTTCTATTTTATCAATATATTCAAACTTTTTATTATTACCAAAGCCTACAAATTGCAGAGTTTTAACACCTAATTTGGATAATGTTTGCATACTCGCTTTTGTTTTGCATAATGGTATAATAACACCAGATTTAATTTGCTCTATATCCCAATCTGATATGTATTCTTGATTGATAAATATATATGATTTTTTTGCTGGAAATGTGCTTAAAGGATATTCTAAAAACACGTGCTCAATAAATATTTGTAAATCTACTTTTTTAAATTTTTGCACGAATAATTTTTTTTTAATTTCATTAGTCACAATAACTTCAACTGTTCCACCAATACTTTCTATGATTGCTTTAATACTATCTTTATCTGAACTAAGACCCCCAAAATTATCTTTAATAATAATACGTGCTTTTAGACCTTTTGATTTTGATGTTGTTTTTGATGTTGTTATTGATTTTGATGTTGTTTTTGATGTTGTTTTTGATTTTGATGTTGTTTTTGATTTTGATGTTGTTTTTGATTTTGATATTGTTTTCGATGTTGTTTTCGATGTTGTTTTCTTTCTTGTTTTAGACATAATTAAAATTTATTGAAAATAATTTATTTTGTATTATTATTATTAAATTATATATTTTATTTTTACAATACAAATAAATACTATAAATAAATATATCATTATAAAATAGATATATAAATTTAATAATTTATAAATAATGAAAAAAACAAAAATATCTAAAATAACAAAACAATCAAAACCTAAATATAAACCTAAATCAAAACCTAAATTAAAACCTAAAAATACTACATCCAGATATAAAAATTCTACATCCAGATACAAAAATTCTACATCCAGATATAATTCTGCTTATTCCAAGGCAAATTCTAATTATAAATCTTATTATTTAAATAGTGTAAAAAAAAATGCATTTGCAAATATAAATATATCAAATAAAAAAGATAAAATAATATCATTTAAGTCAAATAGTACTTGTATTATGTTAAATAAAGAACATATATATATATTATATCTCTATTTTGGTATTATTAATAATATGATATCTGGAGAGTATAAAGAAAATATTAATTACGACACTTTATATTTTGGTAAAAATAAGCAACAAAATAAAATGTTAAATAATACAAAATCTTTTAAACTTATAGAAAAAACAAGGTGTTATTTTTATACAAGTGATATAAAAAGTAATACCTTTTATGATAGTGAAAGTGATAATTATTATAGTGATTTTGATAGTAATATAAAAGGTGATGGTGATGGTGAAGGTGATGGTGATGGCGATGGAAATAGTAATGGAGATACTCAATATGATGAAGATTTATATGCTAATTTTGATGATGATGATAATTCAAAAAAAGATAATATATTATATTATGATATTAATGATGATAAAAATAAGTATATGTTTATTTGTTTCAATATTGGTGTATCAAAATTCTATGAAACTACAAAACCATTATATTACTATATAAAAAAAGATAGATTGATAATTAATAATAAGGGTATAAAAAAAGTCATTTATAAACCTAGATTTTATGAATTAATAACTTTTATTTCTACTATAAAAACTTATTTAGAAACGGATAAATATAAAAACATTGTGCTATGTGGACATTCTAGAGGCATGACCATTGCCACTCTTTCTGCATATATTCTCCTTATTTTATCTGTTGATGACGATGTTATTAATACACTACCAGAGCATCATAATGTAAAAGATTTTATAAAGAAATTAAATTCTTTTATTTTATATAATCAAAAACAAGAATATTATTTGAAAGAAACATTATCATCGTACGGTAAGGGAAAAGATACATATTATAATGAACTTTTAACCGAATTAAAAGATGTGGAACAAATAAATCTTATGGCGAAAGATATTTTTAATTTAAAATTACTAAGAAAACAAATACAAAATAATATCTATATATGCGGAACAGGAGGATATCCTATATTATGGCATAAAATAGAAGAATTTAATATATTTAATGAATTTTATCAAAATAAATATACACATATTATCTCTGGAGTAAAAAATAGGAATATGCAAAAATATGATAATATTACATATTACAATAAATTTATTTATATCTATGAAAAAATCATAGAACAATTTACAAATAGTCCATTTACCTATTCATATTATGAAGATAATAAATTAGAACAATTAAAAAATATAAAAAATATAAATTATGTGTATTATAATTTTGGTAGTATAGTATTAAATTTAATTAATACTCGCAGTATTGAATGTTTTAGTATAGATAAAGTATTAAATAAAATAGAATCAGATGATAAAAAATCTAATAGTAGAGATATTATTTATAAAACAAAAACATTTAATAATTATCATAGATTTGAATTTTATAGACATATATTTAATTTATATATGAAATTTATATAATTATAATCTATTTACTATACAAACTCATATAAATTAATCCATTCTTTATATTTAGGTATTATCATTGTTTCAATTGTTTTTTCATTTATTAAATTACTACAATTTAAGATTTTATTTATTTGATAATTATTTGAAAAATCTCCTATAGTTTCAAAGCAAGTTAAAACTAAATTTTGTTTTTCAATTGTTTCAACATTTAAATCACTTATTTTAGTGAGAAAATTATTTAATTGTATTATAAATGTTTTTGGTATTTTCTTTTTATCAATAAGTGTATCATTTTCTTTGAATTTATTTAAACTATTGTATAATTTATCTAACATTGTTTTATCTACACCTTTAAAACCTTTACAAATAACATAAAATTCACCATTATCAGTAAAACTTGTTAGTGGTTTATATAAACTCATACTATCAAAAGCAATATAATATAGGTATAAATAACTTATAAACATCCAATTTGTTTTCATATATTCACTAGTATAACTATTATCACTATCATCATTAGAAATCATATATAAATTAATTTGTGGTATAAAATGTTTTACACAACATGCACCACCTATACTACTACTTGCGATTACCCCAATTACTTGTGAAATTTCCATTTTTTGTGTATCAAAATTACTAATATCATTATTTGAATTATCATCAATATTATAACTGCCAAAATCACTATTGTCTATTGTATTTGAATGATTAAAAGTATCACTTACAAAACCACCAATAATATATTTATCATTTATATTACCATTACTAATAATTAAATCTAATTTTGTATGTTTTTTTGTGGTATGTGTTTTGTCTTGTAATTTGTCTTGTAATTGTTCTACTATAGATTGTAAATTCTTTTTATTTGTAATTTCACCACTATTATCATTACCCCATATCCATTTATTAAAATTATTTTTAATTATATCATAATCATAAACATCTTTAAATAATTTAATTTGATTTGTTTTACTATATGGATTAATTGTATTGGCATACCAATTATAATCTTCTGGTTTTAAAAGATGACATTTTTGTTGAACCCAATATTTACACGCCATAATACTTTGTTTTGATGGTTCGCATAAAAACAAAACATTAAATGCCTTTGTATTTTCTGGAATTAATTTAAATGTTGTTAATATTTCCCATTGTTTTAAAAATGCCATATCTATTTTTGGAGGTAAATTATTAAACTGAGTTTTTGCTTTATCTTTTGCGTGTGTATTTATAAAATTACTTAATCCAGAACCTAAATCATAAATATTATAATGCATATTTTTAGGTGCTCTTTCAAAACCTACATTTTCTAATAATTTATTTCTAACTTGCAAAGAAATTTTAATTCTTTTATAATAATCAGTAAGTATATTTAAATTTTCTAGATCTATATCATCACTATGTTTATCATGATATTTAATAAGTGTATATCTAATAGGTGTATGAAGAGAATTAAATTTATCTACCAATTCATTTTTTTTATCTAAAAGAACTGATATTGCATGTTTATTATAAGGTAGTTTATTGTATTCAAACATAGTAATTAATCTTGTAATGTTTTTAATATCTCTTTCTAAAATGTATTTTTGTTTAACATACATAATTCCTTTTTCATCTTTAGCAATGGCATTTTCAATTAAATTATTAACCATTTCAAAAAATCCTACAAATATACTTTCTAATTTATTAGCCAGACTTTCTACTTTAAATTGTAATTTACTATTTTTCATAATCTCATTTAATTCTGGTATATTTATGTCTTCAATATAATATACGGGAGTAATTGGTTTTTTAGAGGTAGATGCAGATGATGATGATGATTTTTTCGTGCTAGAATATTTTCTGTTAGAGATTTTTTTGTTGGATTGTAATTTTTTTGTTAATCTTTTATTTTTATTAGTTTTTATCCCTTTCTCCTTTTTATTATAAAATAAAGTATGGTTTGGATTTTTTTCTGTATAATCTTCATAATAATCTAATATACTACAAGCTTCATAAATATTATCTAATGTATCAATTGCAACTTCTAATAATTGATTGATTAATTCATTAGATATATTATCTTTATAACCAGAACATTTAATATAATATTCTGGCACACCAACTAATAAATTTTGATTTATATCGTCATCTATAATTTCAATAGTTTTAAATCCATAGGCTAATAGTGCTAATAATTTTTTTATAACAGGTATATGAACGTTTAATATACTCCAGAATAATAAAAGGGTGCCATTTTTTTCTATTAATTTTAAACTCATTGCAATTGTCCCTATTAAATGAGGTATTTGTAATGTCATTTTATAACTTGCAGATAAACTTAGACCTAACATATAATCATAATGACATGTAATTACTTTATATTTAGTAGTAGGTATTGGAATATTATCTGTATTCTCATTATTTTTTAAGTTTATTAGAACTTGTTTGTATATATCATTATATACTGCAGAATAAAATTTATTAAATAATTTATTATTAATAAGAGGATGATTTGGTATAAGAGGTTTATTTTTGTTATGATATTTAAATTTAAAATTATCATTATATATTAATAAAAAATCAATATTTTTTTTTTTATTTAATAAAGTATAATTTTTTTCTATAATTGCATTATTTATTATACACAAAACAGTATTTTTATTATTTTCATATTTATCTATTATATAATTATTATAATAAGATTGAAATTTAATACTTTTTTGAGATAAAAAATGTGTTCCTAAATATTTTATGTTATTAAAAAAAATATTTCCATATAATTCATGATATTTAAATTTATCTAAATCATAATTACATAATTTGTAATCATCTGAAACTATAAAATTATATAATAAATATGTATTAATTATATTCCATTTTATTGATGTATAATTAAATAAATATTTATATTTTTTATAATATTTATCATCTAATTTTGTTTTTATAATTAAATTATTCATATTAATAATTTATATACTATACTATATAAATATAATATTTTTATTTAATAAAATATGAAAGCGTTTCACATTCATATTTATTATAATAATCAAAGTTAAATTTTATAAAATTTATTATTGTATGAATACTAACAAATTTATCAATTCTTGTACCTTGTTGTAAGTTTGCAATAGTATTTTTATAATGTAGATTAATATTATTTAATTTACGTGGAAATATTTGTAAATGTAATGAATATTGAGCAGCGGTTAAACTACTTATATTAAAAAAACCTTCTTGATATTCATTAATAAATAATTTTGCAAGTGTTTCTAACATTTTAATATGATTTTTATTTAAATATGTAAAATTACCTAAATAAGTAGGTATTGTAAACCCTTTTTCTGTAAAAAAACTTATTTCATCTTCATCTTCTATAATATTTTCATTATCTGTAGCATTTACTGGCACAATCCATATAATACTTTTATATATATTACTCTCATATTTTTCTATAAACGTATAACCACAATTATTTGGATTAAAATAAATCTTATTTATTTGTTGCTTATTATAATAATGAAATAATGTTATATCATTTGACAAAAATGTTGTTTTGCATACTTTTTCATATTCTTGTTTTTTATCTAATCCAATAATTGTTTCTGGTTTTTCAATATATTTAATACAATCTTTTAAAGATATATTTTTATCTGGTTCTGGATACTCATGATAAAAATCTTTATCTATATTTTTCTTAAATTTATTATATTCATCTTTATATATTTGTGAACTTAAAATATTACGTATCATATAAGGTTTTTTTAAATATGGATTTGGTATAAATAACTTTTGTGTAATTTGCTTTTGCATATAAAATTTATCACAAAAAGTTTTATTAAAATATATATCACAAGCATTTATTAATAAAGGACTATATGAAACTGGAGAATTTTCACTACTACCACCTGATTGTAGTTCAACCATATTATTTTGTTTTATTGTGATTGATGGAAATATGGGATTATATCTTAGTAAATTTTGTAATTCTGCTTTTGTAAGAGGTTTTATACTTTCTACTTTATATGGTATTAATGATTTTATAGTTCTAAAATATATTTTGTCTTTTATATATTTGTCTAGAATTTGATCAAATATATCTGTGCGTTTTTGTAAAAATTCAAATATTTGTGCTTGTTTTTGTGTTTTTAAAAATTCATTGTCTATCGTATCATCTAATTTTGATATTAATGTTATGCATTTAAAATTATGTTCTGTATCTTTATAATAAAATTTATATTTGTATCCTAATTCAGTAAACATTAATAATATTTTACAACCTTGTAAATTTTTTAAAACTTCAGACATATTTTGGTATATTGGCTTATTATTTGAATTTTTTGATAATGTAGCAAATAATTTTGATAAAGTATTTTTGACTGTGTTACTAGTTTTTGGTTTTGAACTTGTTTTATATGATTCTTTTCCTTTTATTGATTTTTGTTTATGTAATACATCTTGTTCTGCATCAAAATTATTATATGATAAAAAACTATGTATTTTTTTTTCATATTCAAGTTTTAATGTTTTTAAATTATCAGAAATAGATAACATATAAATTAATTCAGATAAACTTATCATATATAAATATTTATATGCTTGTTTTTGAACATTAGACATTGTATGTAGATATTCTGTTTTAATATGAAAAATAGAACCATAAGATACATTC